TTATAGTATAAAAGCGAACAATGCCTTCAAACCAGCATGGTTACTGTATCTACGTTTCTAAAAAACATTTTTGAAAACATTTCTAATCCCTTTTTGAATAATTACACATCATATTTCAGAAACTTTAGTATTATAATTCATTATTCGGATTGACATATTTGAATTTATAACGTATAATTAAATCATAGAGAATGAGAAAGGAGTTATCAAAATGACTATGAAGTTTTATTCAGGGAATGATTATGACGTTTCTCAATTTGCCCAAAAACTTTACAATGCTCGTATGAAATTAGGTTTAGGAATTAACGAATTTGCTAAATTTATCGGCTCTAGTTACACTACATATTATCAAAACGAGAAAGGTAAAGTCACTAAAATTTCAGTAGAACTCGTAGACAGATTATGTGAAAAGTTCAATACATCTGCTGATTTTTGGATTAAACCTTTAAATACAAATTGCCTTAGCTCACAAATCAGACGTTGGCTTGATAGCGATGAAGCTGTTCCATATATTATAAAAGCTTATCAGCAATGCAAACAAGACAAAGTAACTGAACTTGAACGCAAAGCTAAAGAGATTGGCTCACAATTATAATTTTTAAGATAGGCTGGACTAAAATGTCCAGTCTATTTTTTTTGTGCTACACCAACGCCGATAACTTGATTTCCAGCTACTAACATAGCATATATTCCGTCTTTAACTTCTTGATAGTGATTAGCGAACATAACAAAGTCTTGCTTTACACCCATATATGGGATAGCAGATATAAATGCCATATTCCTACCACGTTTATCTTTAATCTTTCTGACGGAAATAATATCACAAATTATCTTCTGTTGAATTGTCAGTTCTTTGTTATATACCTGATATTTTTCAGTATCGTACTTCTCATATTTATCATGAAAAGTAAAACCAAGAACATCAATTTCGCCTTGTGCTTCATCATAATCAGCTTTAATACTGTCTTGTAATTCTTTAATTCTTTTTTCTGATTTAGCAATAGCTTTATGTTGATTTTCTATTTGGTTTTTAAGATTACCAACCTTTTTAGTGCCTTCTTTAGATTTAGCTAATTCTTCTTCTTTTTCTCTGATTTTAGTATTAGCCACTCTAATTTTAGTTTTCTCGCTATTGATTTCATCTTTGATATTCATGGCGATAGCAAATTGTTCTGCTCTACTACAATTAAAACAATCTAATGCACCAGCTTTAATTAATGCTTCTTTAATACGCTTGTTATATTTATTACGAGCAAAGAAGTTAATTAGATTGCCTTTATCAGAATAATCGACAGTAATATTGCTAATACCTTTAATATAAGACAAACCAACTCTGATAGCACCATTTTCAGGAACAAAGAGAAGATTTCCTCTACTTACATCAGGTGGTAATATTTTAATTCCCATACGCTTACATTCGTTGATATAAGGAATTACATCATCTGTTGTATCTATATTGGCATTAAGTAATGAGCACATATATTGTACTGGGTAATTAGCCTTTAAGTAGGCTGTTTGATATGCTATTAAACCATATTCAACAGAATGAGAATTACAACTTACAATACCATTAGCTAACACGAAATTATGTGGCTCACCAAGCATTTCCACTGAATAAGTATTATCAACGCCATCAGGTACAATAGATATAATTTCACATTCTTCAAAATATCTTCTAGCATACCCAACAGAACGCCTACCGATACGATAATGTTCTTTTTTATGACAAGAACAACACAGCCATTGAAGATTAGTTAAGTTACTATTATTTCTATTTAAATCCTTATGATGTAATTCAAACCTACTTCCATCATAAGACTTACCACAAAGTTCACATGATTTTTTTAAATTTTTACATTCATCACGATAGTTTTCAAATATTCTAGATATAGCAATTTCTTTTTTTTGAAAACCTAATTGCCCTTTTTGCGGTAAATTAGTTCCTTCTCCAACCATATAGCCATAATTTAATTGCTTTTCTTTTTTAATTACATAAAGACTATCACCTACCTGTAACTCTGATAATTGCAATACACCCTTATTAGTTGGAAATTTATGGTTAGATGTACAACGAACAGTTTCGCCATTAGATAAAGTAACTTTAAATACTTCTCTAATTCCACCAAATTCAATATTAAAAATTCTATTATCTATAACTGTATTTTCTTCATCCATGCTATAACCAGTACCATAATTATGTCTACGATATTTAAAACACAGACTTCTATGCCCTGTTTTTTTAGCATAATCTTTGTTATTACAAATCTTATACATTTCCTCTAGCGTTAAGGGCATACAATTATTTAATCGCATAATAGTTTCACTACCAGCTAAACATTTATTGAACGAGTAGCTACCACAAGCCTGTATAGCACTAGCTAATTGTTTTGCACTTTCTTCTTTCATTCCATGACTAATAAAATCTTTAATCAGTCTAGGAATAAGCAAGTCAAGTTCTTTCTGAATTTTTCTGCCGATAGTTTTACGAATACCATCAGCTTCACCTTCTGACCAACCAGCTAATTGCGTAGCTATTGCAGTTACCTGTTCTTGATAAATTAGCTGATAATAAGTATCTTCTAAAATCTTATCAAGTCTTTCATCTAACCCATGTAAAATAATATTACCACTCATCGAATAATTTTCTCCCTAATTTCAACAGATAATAAAAAGCGTACATAGACAAAGTAGCTAATACAAATAACAATAATCCGACAGCAATCAAACGAAATAATACATAAGTAACTGCTGTTATATAAGCAATTTCATGTTCTAGCATTATTCTTCCTCTCTATCCCAAAAATACTGATTAAGCAAGTTATTAATATATTGATAGTTAGATACAGCTCTATCAAGTTCAAATTCTGCATCAAACCTTTCATTGTCAGTATTAGCCTTTTTATAGATACGTTGAGCCTTCTTAATATCTTTCTTTAACAAAGTAAGAATTTCATCGTATGTGCCTTTATAAAGTAGTCTATCACTATCTCTACATTCTTCACAATATAATTCTTCATCAGTATATTCTTTATCACTGATAAAATTATCACCGCCAGCGTGATTTTCGTAAACATAGACTACTTTATTTTTCATAACATCACCCACGAATACAGACAAATTAAAATTACAGAAACAGACAAACCAATACCAATCTTACAATATTGAGTGGATTTATCTATATCATCTTCTAAAATCATCTTGCTAGTACAATACAAATCAAGAACAAGTAAACACAATGCTGTAAAAGTCAAATAAGTTTTAATCATCATGCTTTCACCTCGTAACTACATCCTTCTTTTAAAGCAGAATACATTTCTTCTAAAGCTTCTTGTGCCTTATATTCTTCATTAAACTCACCTAAAACTAAAGCTCTAGAAGATTCGTCACTGTCGATAGGTTGAGCTAACAACCAGTATTCTTTTTTATACTCATAGTAATCATAGCAAAAATAATATTTACTAATGTCAGTAATGATAATATCTTTATTTTGTCCTAGAATGAATACCAATCTTTTTCTTCCTTTCTTTGATATACTCTTTGTCAATTCCACAAGATAATACTGCTGGTCTACCTAAAGCAACAATAGCAGTTAAATCTTCAAAACACTTTGGCTGAATTTCCTTTACTAAACCACGCATCATATTACTTTCAATCTGAAATACACCAGCAGTTTCAGCATTACACAATAATTCTGCTGTTTTACTATCGTCTGTTGGAATTGTATTTAAATCTAAATCAATACCTTGTTGTTTAAGTAAATCTAAAGTATCTTGAATAATATCCATATTTTTCAAACCAAGAACATCAATCTTAGCTAAGCCTAATTCTTCTAATTCGTGGTAATCATAAGCCGCTAAGAAAGTATCACCTTTTCGTTCAATAGCACAGAAATTAGTTGGCTCTTTTGGAAAAACCAATACTGCACTAGCATGAACAGAAGTATTAGAAATAATACCTAAAAATGCTTTAGCTAATTTAACTAGCTTTTTATCTTCTTCTGTTTTAAGTGGAATATCAGCAAACTTATCATCATTAGATAATTTATCATCATCATTGATTAATTTAGATAACTCTCTGATTTTACTAGCTTGCACACCTAAACACATTCCAGCTTTCTGTAAAGCGGCTTTAGGCTTCATACTTGTAAAAGTTCTAACCTGATAAACATAACCATACTTCTCACGCAGGTATTCAATTACTCTTTGTCTTTCTCTTTGCATAACATCGACATCTATATCCGCGGTTGTCACTCTATGTAAATTACAGAAACGTGAAAAATATAAATTGTTTTTAACTGGGTCTACTTTAGTTATATCCATTAAATAAGCAACTAAACTGCCACCTACACTTCCCCTACCTACACCAAACCGAATACCATTATCCTGTCCCCACTTCATATAATCCCATGTAATCAGCATCATATTAAGATAATTAGCTTTCTCTAAAATATTCATTTCTTCAAGAAACCTATCTAAATACACCTGTCGATTATCTTTAGGAATAAATGGAATAATCTTATCTTTCCAACCTATTCTACAAATTTCTTTAACTTTCTCGACCTGATTATCACATTTATAGATTGGGAAATTATCTTCACCAAACTTTAATTCAACATTACATCTATCAGTCAATTTAACTGTATTATCAATGCAAAGTTGAACAAAATCTTTAGGCAAATAAGACAATGCTTTCTTTACTTCATCTTCTGAATGTAAGTAAAAATCATCTGTCTGATAATAGGCTTTCTCATCATTTTCATCAATACCATTCCAATAACGATGTACCCAAGCCTGTTCTTTTAAAACATAATGAGCATCGCAAGTAGCTATAACATTCGTAATATTCAAATCATTACACATACGATATAACAACTTATTAAACTCAATCTGTTCTTTCATCTGATTAGTATGGAACTCAATATAAAAGTTATCACCAAAATCATTCTTACATTTTTCTAATTCGTGAAAGATAGCCATTTCATTAAAACTACCATCTTCATTCCTGAAAACAAGAATACCACCTAAACAAGCACTAGAGATAATTAACCCTTCTTGATGTTCTCTAAGAATATTCCAGTCAATTCTAGGCTTATAATAGAAACCTTTATCATAACTGATTGTAGCCATCTTTAAAATATTTAGATAACCAGTCATATCTTTAGCGAACAAACAGATATGCTTATAATCTCTATCTTTAATACCGATATGAGAACAGATATATGCTTCTAAACCAAAGACAAATTTTAAATCAGCTTTTTTAGCTAACTTATAATGAGTTAGTAGACTGCTCGTACTACCATGATTAGTGATAGCATAAGCAGTTTGATTTAACTCTTTTACTCTAGCAGTAATTTCTTCAGGAATAGCTATTGCATCACGAACAGAGCCTTTACTATCGTGAGTATGCAGGTTTATGAACATAATCCAGCACCAACTTTAGAATAAGTAATTAACATAGAACTCACATCATCAGAAGCATGACATATATCATATAACATTTTAGTTGAATTTCTTCTGCCATCCCAAAAAATGAGAACAAAACTAGCCATCTTTGTAATCATATAATTTCTAGCAATATCAAAATAATCTTCTAATCTTACCTTATCTCCATATAGATTTTTTAAGGACAAATAATCTTGTTTAATTTCGTCTTTATTCCCTAATTCAACTTCCATGACATGATAATTGTGTTCTTTAGCGTACTGTCTTGTAAAATCTTCTAATCCCATTCCTTCAAGTACAATAATTTCAATTTCATTGCTTTTAAAGTTTTTAGTAATTAGTATTGATGTAAGAATTTGCTGAATGAAATTATCAGCATAAAAACAAAACTTGCTATAATCACTAAAATCACGATTACCAGTAAGAGTTAATCTGATTTTCTCATCTTTGTAAAAAATCATTTACTAAACCTCTTTTCTTTTGAGTTGAGTATTTTTACTTATTTTTCTTATTGTAATATTTACAATCATAGCTCATATCTGCTCAACAGATTAATTCCCATTTAGGTAAATCACTAGGAATTTTAGAACCATGTCTAAAACATCTTTTATTTTGACAAATTGGAGCATTATCATGTTCTTTACAGAAGCGTTCTTTACTTCTTAGACAAAAGCTAATATCTTTATAAGTCATTATCTACCTCGTATTTACCACCATAAGCATCTTTAAATCTCGGCAAGAACAAAACCTTATAGATTTCTTCATGATTATCTGTACGTGGATTAATTGTCATATTTTGACTTTCCATATAAAGCCATAAAGCATAATCAAGAATTTTCTTAGCTTCTTGTTCTTTACTATCCTTTAAACCATAACGAGAACAGTATTTGATAATATCTTTAATGCAAGCACCTTCAAAGCCATTAACAGGTAAATCTTTAATTACTTGCTGAATGTATTCTATTGGCTGAATCTTATGTCCATAATGCTTAGATGTTTTTGTTGTTTCTTCCATACTCTGTCCCTTTCTTCAATACATAATATACAAACCATGCGAAAAGCAAAAAGCTCATAATGGTAATAAAGGCATATGTTCCAACTAAACAAGCCATAAAGCCACAGATTGATTCATACGAAACTAATGTCCAACCAGCTTCTTTAGCTAATAGCAAAAATAAACTTAATATAATAACAATATTCACTCTATCACCTCTTAATGTAATGAAAAATATGCCACTAATAAAAAGCTACCAACTACGATTAAGGCTAATAGATATTCAATAATTGCATTTTTAATAATCAGCCACCGCCTTATCTGTTCTGAATCCTTTAAAACGTGGCTCTCTCAATAATCCACTTGCTGTTAATCTCATAGCCTGTACTTCAGCTATCTGTCCAATAGCAAGATTTTTATTTAACCACCATAATTTACGTTGTTGTGCTGTTAATCCAGTCCCTACGCTGATAAGTCGATTACCACTAAATCTACAAATCAGTGAGCCAACAGCATTTTTATACCTACCAGTACCTTCTTGCAAATCGACAACTTCTAAATCATAAGAGATTGTCTGTTTGTACTTCATTAAATCAGCTACTCTTTTACCATGTTTGTAATAACCAGCAAGTTTTTTAACAACTACGCCTTCGCCACCTCTATCAAAGATTTCTTGTGCAAAGTCTTTAATCTGCTGAAGGTTATAGCAAACTCTCCCTTTTGGTAACATCATACAAGGATAATGAAAATTAGAATATGCGACTATTAACTCACCTAATCTAGTGTTGTAAGGCGTTTGGACTTTACCGAGATATTCGCCCATAGTTAGCCAATCGTGAATAACAGCAATTATTTCAGGATGTTGATTAACTGTATCTCGGCAAGCTCCACTGATTTCAGATTGGATTGTATTCGGAATATAAGCTTCAAAGATAACAAAGTCTTTATTTGTTCCGTTGAACATTTCATCAAAGCACTTCTCTAGATGTTGCATCGAAAGATAGTGCTTACCTGTTCTACTATAAATCTTCGTATAACTAAAACCATCTTCACTGTTCATATCTCTATATGCGATACAAAAACAGCCGTCATACTTTTCTTGTACAGCACAAGGATATGTAGCTTTAGCCACTGTAAACGGAAGAACGAGCTGAACCAAATCTTCTTGCTTAATTCCGAGAATTTCACATAAATCCGTTTTTGTTTTATTTTCGGATATTGAATTGCACATAAAAACTACTCCTTAATTCAACACAATTAATTTCCTGTTTTGTCTACCGAACTTTACAGCTTCATTTAGGTTGTCCATATAAATATCAATACGATTACCTTTAATATCACCGCCAGTATCGTCTACTGTGAAAATACCTAAATCTTCAATATAAACTTTAGTACCAAATGGTAGAACATTAGTATCAGCAGCTATAATTCCTTTTCTGACTTTGTTCCCATTTGCAGTAATGCCATATGCAGGATGGTTAGGTAATTTCCCACAGCTCTCATAACCAGCAGTATAAGCTGTTACTTCAGCAGTGAACGATTGTACTGTTTTAGTAGATAGTTTTTCATATCTAACTACTTCTCTTTCTATAACTGTTTTTTGTTCTGCATGATAAGCTGACACGATTGTCAACACAGCCAATACAGCACTTACAGTTTTCCACCTCGTTTTCATAAGCTACACTCCTTTCTTAACGATGTATTTATTTTAACACAGATTTACGGATATGTCAATACGGATTTTATGATTTTTTAAACAAAAAAATGGCTTGCAGATTTCTCCACAAGCCTAAAATCAAAACTTATAATGTACGCCAATCAGCCAATCAGAGCCATTGACATTATGATAATATCCAGCGTCCCAAGCCTTTGCATTATATCTAATTCCAGCGTAAATATCACTTTCCTTCCTATTATATATACAACCAAAATCGGATTTTCCAATTCGGTTATATTCCTTAGCCTTTTCATCAGCCAGTTCATTCACTATATTAGTCAAATCAACAGTAGTAATGTTTTCTCTACCGATAACCAATTTGCCATTCTCAAATTTACTGCTTTCAGTGATATTATTGGGTAATTGATAATTATTATTATTTACTCTAACTTCAATATTTTCTTTGTCAGTTAATTCTACATCACTATCAGCTTTTCCTTGTTTTTCAACATATTTAATTTCCGTTTTATTCTCATTTTTAGCTATATCTCTAAAGCGAATAATCTTTCTTAAATCACTGATTGTATCGCCTTGTACTGCTATTTGACTTTTAAGGTTAGGCACAAATCGTGTATAAACATAGCTACAACCTAACCCAAAGCCAACCATTCCAACAGCTACATATCTAAATATTGCATACATGATTACCACATATACAGGTTAGGATTGTTGCCATTATCACGTACATCTACATGAACAAATTCGTCATACGGATAATAACCAACACCATCAAATAATCTACTCTGTACAACTAAGTTATAAAAAGTTTGATAGTCACCATTTACATAAATATCAGCGGCGTTACCTAAAACGTGCTGACTATTCCAAACGCCACCAACTTCACGATTATGATTAGGACAACGATAACCACAGCTAACAATAATAGGATAACCATACATTTCACGTAATTTATCAAGATTAGCTAACAAAATTGGATTCATACCATTTTCAGGTAATAAATGACAATGTTTACATTTAAACTCACTCATATCAAAATATTTCATTATTTATCACGCTCCAATCTATTATTCCCTTCTTCTAATTCGTCAGGTATTCCATTGTTATTTTTATCAACAAAATTCATTGTACTATCACAGATAAACTTAACTACTGCTAATACTGCTGGTGCTGATAATGCTTTAATTCCCTCTAGTAATAACATCAAATCAGGTAAACCTTTAACATACCATAGAAAACACCAACCAACCAAAAAGAGTGTAAAAACAAAAATGATATAACCAACAATAAATTTGATTATATCAAGTCTGATTTTACGATTTCTTTTTGTACTTACTTTTAGCTTATTAGTTAGCTTACCGATGAATGATAAGATTTTATCTTTCATTTTATTTCTTCCTTGCTATTCGGTAAAAGCTCTAGTTTATTAATCTCTGCTGTTCCAGTACCATTACCGCCTAATGCGTGATAGCTGTCATAAATGCGTCTAGCTTGATGAAGTTTGTCTAATGGAATAAAGCCAACATCAGTATAATAACTATACATATCATCTAAAAATTTACCTAAGATTTCTTTCATAGCACGTTTAATAGTTTCATCTTCAATTTTCTTATTGAGATTTTCTTTTTGCCATTCATCACGAAAATTTAAAATTACTGCTGTCAATATGCCAACTAATACACCTATTACAATTTGTACTAATATAGCTATGGTTATCACCTACTTTCTAATTGTTTAAGAGCTAAAACCGGACAATGTACATCTCCTTTGTTGAAAGTGCCATGCAAAGCGTAAGTTAAGCATCTTAAACCACCTTTGCAATAATTTATATACTCACAACCATTACATTCATCAGAAATACTATTTATAGCCTCACCTAACTTTTGACAACTATTACTTTTATAAATATCTAGTAATGTTCTTGACTTAAAATTACCAAGTGAAATAGGCATACGTCTACATGGAAGAATATCTCCATTAGATAGAACAGTAAAAGCTCTATTAATAGCACTACAACGATAGCAACTGCTACAATCATTAAAGAAAAATTGCATAGCTCTTTGTAGTTGAACATTAAAATTACTATCTTTATATTGTTCTTTCTTATCTCTAATAGTTTGCATCGTATATATAAACTGTTCTTCTGTCATAATTGGAATATTATTATTAAATGGAATAACTCTATCAAACCATATTCCTTTAGCACCAGCTCTATAAACTTCATCTATTGTATCAGATACAAATTCACAATTCCAACCATTAAGAGTGTAAGATACTAATATATCTATATCCATAGACTTAGCTAAAGAAATGCTTTTTAAAATTTTATCAAATGAACCTTTACCACGAATAAAATCATTACATTCTCTTGTTCCTTCAATAGATACTTGAATACCAATATCTCTATCTTTTAGCTGTTGTAATAATTCTCTAGTTAATAATAAGCCATTTGTAAGTAACCTAATTTTACCAACACCTTTAGCTCGTGCTAAATCAATATAATCTAAAATATTCTTAAACAACAATGGTTCGCCACCCGTTAAGTTCATAGTCATTTTATCACATTTAGTATAGTCAGTTAGCTCTTTGAACTGGTCTAATAAAACAGAAAAAGACTGCAAATCTATAAAAGACTTACAATCTTTCCCTTCTTGATAACAATGCTTACATTTTAAATTACATTTTTCGCTAAGATGAACCTGTAATAACCTATCCATTGTCTACTCCCATTTGATTTTAGCAATAGCTTTAATATCTGTTTCATTATAAATCTTATCACGATAAATTCTAGCTTTCTTATGTAATTCATTAGAATAATTAGCCGCAATTAACGGAATAGATAACAAATCAGAATAAGTTAAAGTCATTACTGTATTATCCTGCATAGTCCAATCAATAGAAAAACCTTCCCCAACTTGTTTAGCTGTTTCCATAGCAATATCTAGTTTAAAAGCACTACGCATATCATAATCAAGAATTTTATCTTTAAACGGCAACCCACTTGTTTCTGCATTATCTCTATTCACCTTAATTTCTTCCCATTGTTTACTGCGAACGTACTCCAGTAATTCTTCTGTATTCTGTAAATCACTAGCTTTATCCCTAAACATAATAGGAATATCTTCTAAAGCAGTAATGCCTAAAGCTAATTTAATAGCATATTCAAATTCCATCTTATCACCTCGTAATATGTTCATTCATAAAATTATAATCATAATTGTATTTATCCATGAGTTTGTAAAAATGCTTATATATTACTTTACTAATATAGCACTCATTATCCGTAACATTTGCGATGCAAGTATTCATACAAGATTTCCATTGCGGGCAACCTTTACATCTATCAGGAATATAACTTTCAACTTTATCCCAGTCAATACCAGTATAAATATCACCAACATACTGTTCATCATAAGGACATAATAAAAACTTCCCTTCGATAGTCATTGGAGTAATATTCTCATTACAACATTTAACTCCACGGATTTCTTGTTTTTTTATATACCTCTCAAAACATTTCTTTATAACTGGAAAATCTTTAAACCAATTAACTTGTTTATAATCGTTTATAGATTTTAGCTTAATAAAATCTAATTCCAAAAACCTACATATAATCATACAATACTTCTTTGCCAACTCTCTATCAATCATATCATTCTTGTTAATATTTGTAGAATGCGGGAAATTAATATGCCTTGTGCCAATATTTATATTTAAGTGATAACGATTGATTTCGCTTTCTATATCTTGCAGTAATTTATTAATATCCTCATTACTATAACTATACAACGTGGCAAATCCGATATTGTTAATTTTAGCAAATTCTCTCCATCGAATAGCACTATTTATATCACGGCTAAAATTATTTTTACCATCATAAGATACGCAATAATAAACATCATATTCATTGAGAAAATCTACTATTTCCTTGTTAAGTAAATTCCCATTACTAACAAGCCTATACCTAATACTATCGCCAAAATGCTCTATAACTTCTTTAATAATATTCCAATATAACAGCGGCTCACCGCCACTAAATACAATATGATTATATCCATTATCCTCTATATATTTATATATATCGGGATTGAATTTAAAATCTACACGCTTACAGTGACAATATTTGCAGTTTAAATTACATTGTCCACCTAATTTTAACACCAGCGATTTATAAGGTTTTTTGCACTCGCTCATAGTAATCTTCCTGTTTCTTTCTAAAATCAGCTTTACTTACTTCAAACTCATTTTTTATATCTTCGTCAGGCTTGTTATTTAAAACAGAATATTTATCCGCAATCTCCAATAACTCTACTAATTTTGATTTAGGTGCATATTGAATAACCAACCTTGTTAATAAATCTACCTGTGCTTCAAGATAAGCAATAGATTTATAAATATCTACTTCATTAATAAGCTTTCTTTTTCGTTCAATGTCTACACAACGCTGTTTAAACCAAGGACATACGGATTGTAACATACCAGTTGTAGATATATTTGTTTTCTGTAATACATTTTTAAAACCATTAATATCTTTAGTACGTAAAAACAAATATATCCAGCAAGTATTATTTTCCTTATCAATAAGCACTCTACAAATCTTATCGCCATTGTAAGAATAATTTCTTGTTCCAGTGATAGTATCTACAAATTTAAAAATTTCATAACAGCTAAGCTCTGTTCCATTCATACTATCTCTAAGCAAAACTTCTAGCAATTTATCATCTTGATTGGATAAATCAAATTGAGTAGAAAATTCTACATCTTTATTATGATATTTAGTAGATACTTTAATATTAAGAATATCGCCATCTAAAGTAATTTCATATGGAGATTTATATTCTTCTTGTTGTTCGTTCTTTAGTTCATTGCCTTCTTCATCATAACTTTTGTTTTCTATATACTCTTTATGAATAATCTTAACTTTCAAAATATCACCCCAAATCTACACACATAAAACTATTCTCTAATTCATTAGCCAACCAAAACACTTCATCAAATATTACCTTATTAATCTTACAAGAAATGCGCTCACCATCTTTAATTAATTCATTTGGACAACCACCATTACATACAATGTAATATTTACAGTTTTTACAGTTAGTAGGTAAATTATCACTTACCCATCTATCCTGTTTATTAACCAAACTAACCCTATCATCACGCACAGTACCGATAGGATTACACAAGTTATGGCAAGAATATATATTTCCCTGTAAGTCAATATTTAACTTATTATACATTTGCCCGCATTTCAAACTATACATCTTATCTGTATAACATAATCCCCATAAGTGTTTTAAGAAAAAACTAACTGGTCTACTATATTTTACGTTTAAAATATCTTCTTTTGCTTGTATAGCTAACTCATGTAATTTATCTCGATATTCTACTAAATCAATATCATATAAATCTTTTGGCATATCCCAAGTTACTCTAAATTGTTCAATACCTACTGGAATTTCCGTATCAATTAATTCATCTATATGATTGTATAATTCTTGATAATCATAATTATAAGCAGAACTTACTGCACAGATGCTTTTATTTTTTATCTGCTTAAATAATTCTAACTTATCCTTATCTTGTAATACATTTACCATACGAACTTTATCAGTGTTCTTCCCGTCATAAGACAGTGCCACTTTTATTTGATATTTATTAATATAATCAACCTTATCTTGCGTAAGTAAACTGCCATTAGTTACCATAGAATAACTGAATTTATCATGAAAAATATCAATTACATCTTTAATAGTATTCCAATAAATTAATGGTTCTCCACCCCAAAACATTATAGTAATTTTATCATAGCTTGTTGGTCTAATATTTATTAGCCGATTTAAGTAATCTATTACATCTTTGCTAATATTATTTTTTTGTATAGATGTATTGCAACTATCCTGTATACAATGTCTACATCTAAAATTACAATTAAATCCCATCATAAGATATATGGTTTTAACATTTAATATATCGTATTTTCTATCTATACTCATCATAAAACTCCATTCATAGCTTTCACACATTTACAAGTATGTTCACTTACACCTTGTTTAACTGTTTGGCAATTAAAAATTAAAGGACAATTAACTTTAGTACAATATAAATTCTCTACCTCTAACATTTTTTGATAACATTCCTCATATGTATTGTATATCGTGCCATACTTCTTTAATGTATTCATACCTATAACATTACCATCTAAATCCACATTAAAGCCACCCATATTATACTTTTTATTACGCTCTATTCTATTGTAATAAGGAACTTCTGTTTTATAGTTTTCAGTATATTCTCTATAACTCCTAGCAAATACATCATAGTTAAATCCCTTTATCAAATCATCTACATAACCAGTATCCATTAAATTGGTAAATCTATATACAAAATCTTCTCTTTGTAACTTTTCACTGATATATTGATAATTTTTTACTAAATCTTCATTACGATTAGTGATTACACTAGCAACAACTAAATTTTTAACTTGTTTAATTAATTGTAGTTTATTTTTATCCTCTAGTACATCTATCCCTCTAAGATACTTTGTTTGAATACCATCGTGACTAAAGAAAATTTCAGCATTATTTTGGTTAACAAAATCTATAATTTCTTGCGTTAATAAACTTCCGTTAGTCATTATTTTCAAGTGAATATCTTTAGGAAGATAACTATATATTTCTTTAATAGTATTCCAATAAATTAAAGGTTCGCCACCTGACATACACACGCTTTCTGTTTTATCAGGTGTAAGCTGTTTTAAATATTCTTTTACACAATTAGATAATTTAGTTGGTATTTGTTTGCGACAAAAATCACGATAACAATATCTACATTTAAAGTTACAATCTAACCCTAATGGAATACAAACACGGCTAAGTTCTATCAATTATTATCACCTTCTTTATTTTAAACCAGCAAGTACGCAGAGATATAGAACTATCAGCAGTAGTGAAGCTAGTTGTAATGTTTACGATATTAACGAAGATGTTGGTAAAGGCGATACTTATACAGGGTACGTACAGTTTAGAACAAATACAGGTTTAAGCGGTGGAACTTACACACTTAAAAATCTTTTACAACAACTGGTTGATAAATCTCACACGCATACAACATATCATTATAATAGTTATAAAAACTGTAATTGCTGTGCAGGTGATTCTGATAGTTAAGAATCAGAGCCACAACAATCGCAATTACCGTCTGAATCCGATGCGCTTATGTTAATTTTACTGTGTTTATGACTTTGATTTACTAAATTCTGCAAGAGTGTTTGTAATGTATAAGTTCCAGCTTTCAAACCAGTAATTGTATCTATTGTATTACTAATACTAACACCCACGCTGGTACTACGATTGGTTGATACTGATACACTCATAGTAGGCTTTATAGTTTCCTGCGTACTTGCTGTCACATTAATATTTTTAGTAAAAGGGTTAGCGTCAGTAGCAATATTAATTGTACTTTCATTGCCATTACCATCAGTAATAACTAAACTACTGTTATTGCCCCCAATTTTTTTTACGTAACCAGTAATATTTTGTCCCTTACTATCGTTTGTAGCTTTAGTAGCATTATCTGCATTATTCGCATGAGCAATATTATCAATCTGTATATTACCGCTATCATCAGGCTTTACACCATTAACTGTAATATTACCTTTAGTCATATACCACTTCATACTACCATCAGAAATATCGGTACTACCATTACCCCAGTCAGGCTCATTACTATAAGATGTACCATTAACTAAAGCAACCGCATAAAAACCAACTGGCATATTTGGACTTTCAACAATCTGCCCTTGTGTATAGTTGGTTTCAGGTTGCCATAACTTTTTAGTCAAACAAGCTACTACACTATGCTCGTTCTTCATAAAAGCTTGCAATTCATCTTGTGTAGTTGGATTAGCAGAGCCTTCGTACTGGAAGTATTTTTCCACATCAGTTATTAACTTAGGAATTGTTTCTGCCATTATACCACTCTCCTTTCAAAATATATTAAAGCTCTAATGTAATTTTATCTACTTCTTCTTTAGTTGTAGCCTGTTCTACTTTCTCTTTAGCAAGCCTATAAACTGTGTGTAATTTATTACTTCTAATAGCTACATTTGCAATAATTTTACGTAAATCATTAGCTGTAACTAATACATCATAGTTATTATAAGTTGTCCAATTTATTCTAGAACCAGCACCCATATCATCTAAAGCAATGATAGCTGCATTTATTCTTTCTCTAGCTTTACTATCATAATCATATAAAAAACCATTGTATTTTATCGGTTCTACTTCTTTATTATCTCTGTCACTTTTTAGCTTAGAGATTTTTTCTTTTTTATATAAGTCCAACTGCCATTCTTCAGGAAGTTTAATATTAGCTATATTCATTTATAATCACCTCTAAGCAAAGAAACACATTAATCTAACACTAGCTTTTTTTTCGTTACCTTTAGCAACTTGTATATGTCCATTTGCATCTACATAATAAATATTATACTTATACGTGTAAGTATAATCGTTAGGTGCTTTTGGTGCTACACTAAAAGCACTAGAACGTAACCAATATGGATAAGCAACATCAGCAGATTGTAATTTTTCGTTAGTCGAATAATTTATATCAAATTTACTTGATACTTTCATTACATCTTTCCAATATTTTTCATTATCATTACCTTCAGCTATTTGCGTAAAACCATATGGCATTATTTTCGTTGTATCTATGTACATTTCTGTTGCTGAAGGCAACCACATAGTATCATAAGTATATATAGGAGTATCTTTGGTAATACTAGATGTTACTTTTACTGTTTGCAGATATTTACTAAAATCAGCAGGAAAGGCACTAAGTACCAACTCATTACTACATATTTCACGTATTTGACTGTCTGCCCAGCCAACACTACCATTACCATTGTTTTGTAAAACTTGTCCTAAAGAACCACCTAGAGGAATATGCTTACTGCCAGCAGTATTAGGATGTGTATAAACATTAACTTCTTTGCCATCAATCTTGATATTACCATTAGTAGCGGATTTCTCTGTTTTATTAGCATTTGCAGTAATGCCATCTAATTTATTTTTTAAAACATCTGTAAAATCATTTGCAGATAAACCTTTACCTTCTTCCTTATCTACTTTAGTTCCAATAGCACTATTTAATGCTTCAACAGCAGATTGGTTATTGGAAATATAATCAGCAATCTCTTTTAAAGTATCGTATGTTTCAGGAGCACCATCAATCAAACTACTAATAGCTTCACTAATCCAACCCTTAATTTGTGTTTCGTTAGTAGCTGAACCCTGAACATTATTAATCTTTGCTACAATTTCAGAAAGATAAGTTGTCAGAGTTTTATTTGTTGTTGTATCTACGATTACATTATCAGAGCCAGTCTGTACTAAAATATCTGTTAAAACATCTTCGATTTTCATTTGAAGTAATACATTTTTACTTGCCATTCATATCACGCTCGCTTTCTCAATCTAAGAACTTTACTATAATCTGATTAGGTAATTCAATATTGCCTAAATCATCAGAAGCTACACCATTAACTGTCTTTACTACTTTAAAGCTATTTGTATCGCCATTTACTTTAGTAACTATAACATTACCATTTTCTTCTTTTACAGAATTTACTACATTACCAACTTGTAAATTATTAACCACGTTTAAAACTTTATCTGCTGATTTTCTTGCAATTTCAGCGGCTTCTTGTGCTTTCTTAGTTAAAGAAACAAAATTATCAGGTGATGTAGTATTAGGATTTCCATATTTATTCTGATTTAAAGTAACAACAGCTTTCTTTTCATTATTTAATATAACTATCTTATCCATTATGAACAACTCTCTCTACTACTAACTTAGCTGGAAAATTTAAAGTAACTTTGTTATCTTCCTTTATACAAAGTAAATCATAGTAGTTAGTGCCAACTTTAATCTTTTTCATTTCTTCACTAGACAAAACAATATTAATATCAGTGCCTTCAATATTAGTAAATTCCTTTTCTATCAAAGGCTCTTTATCATATACTTCATCTTTAACAGTAAATCGAATTTTGTCTGTAAGTTCTACCTCAAAACCAACTACCCTAAAGATAACATCTAGTGTATCTCCATACGAGATATATAAATCATTACCTTTTACTTGTAGCATATAATCACCTCACGTTACATATGGCAAATCATTAAATCTAGTTTTACCATTTCCAGCTTTTAATTTTACACTGTCATTCTCTGTTACTATAACTAATTCACCATATTCTAAAATAGGATTAACATTACTCCAATTATCTAACGTGTCGCATCTTAGAGTTAATGTACCATCATCATTACATACCATTTTATGTAAGCACCTCTCTTTGGAAACCTTGCCATATAATATCAGCAACAACAGCAACAGGCTCACGTTTAATTGTAGCTCCCTTAATAAGTCTATTAAATCTAATCTTACAAGGAGTTTTATTCATAATCTCTAACTCATACTCACCTTTAATATTTGTCTGAACAGCACTGACATTAACAGCAGTAGTATAATAATATGGAGTTTGGATTGGTAATGTTAGTCCAGTAACAGGAATAGATAAATTTTCAAAGTTCTCTTGTCTATCAGGAACATCAATATATACCTTTAACTTAGATACAGCAGGAATAACATCTGTATTACTCTTTGCTATAATCTTGATATACGTTGTATCTGTACTACTAATTAAAACTTTACCAGTATAAGGCTTGTATAAACCTTTAAACTTCCATTGCTGAGAATTAGGATTATCCCATGCTACACTATCAACAGTTTGCCATGCGTTTGTATTTGAGCCGACACAATATTGAACAGTAGCACTACCAGCAATTTCGTATTCAATCCAAAAATTACCATAAGCCATAGGCTGTAATTGAGCATTGATTTCCAATACATCATCCTTAGTATGAGCTTTAATAACTCCATTTTCTTTAATACCATTATGGCTAACAGAACTCCAATCGTTAGCTGATAAATCAACACTCCATAATACATTATTCTGTAAAGGCTCACCTAAATTCAAAACAGCATAAGCAGGATTTTTACTTTCATTACCAGCATTATCAACAGCTTTAATCATTACTGTATGTACGCCCTGTCTTAAAGCTTTCGTTTCAAAAGGTTGCATAGTGATTACGCCTGTATGAAGTTCGTAGGCATTATTCCAATCAGGATTATTACCTTGTGTGTATTTTAATTTAAAACCAACAATATCGTTCGGTTCAGGGTATTTATAGCTCCACCAAAAACGTCTTGTACCATCATCAAGAATATCCGTATCTAACATAGAAACATTATCAGGTGGTTCATCTACGCCACTTAATTCAATTTCACCGATACAAGGACTACCTTTGATACCATCTTTGGTAACTATCTGTACACTCACATAATATTTGCCTTTAATAAGATTCGTTACATATGCAGTATTATCAAATGTATTAGTACCTACAATATATTTATAGCCATCAGTAGAATAGCTGACTTCGTAGTGGTCGAAATACTCATAATACAATTCATCCCATGTTGCATCAAAACCAATCTGTAATGTGCCGTTTGCATTAGTCACTGTATTTTCTTTTAACTTTAATCCGCTGACAACAGGTGGAATTTTAGTATAGCTAGAATTGTTGTTAATATAACTAGGATTAACAACCTGCGCTCCTAAGCTATCGTTATAAATACTTGCATTATATTGTCTACAAGTTAATTGATAAATACCTGTATTTGTTTCTTCAATCTGTGTAATTCTAAATGGCATTTTAGTAAAAATACCACCATAAGTAACTGTAACTACATCACCACATTCCAACATCATACCTTGTGTAGCTACACTAAAGCTGATAGTCAAAGAACATACTTTGTTTAAATCACGATATAATCTGCCAATACGCAGAGCTTGATTTTGAGAAGTACAACCAGCAAGAGTAACTGTTTTTTCTGTAATCTTACCTTCTTGCTCTTCTTGCATTTCTAAATCTTCAACAACCACTTTTACTTCTGTCCATAATTGCGATGGGTCGAAATAGCCAATTTTATAACGATTAGGAGTATCATCAAGAGAAGTCTGTCCAATCGAAACACTGTCTTTTACAATAGTGCTATCGTCAAAAGCGTAAACTGGAACTTCTGCTTTCTCTATCTTTAAAGCTATCTGACTGCCAAAAGTAATAAAACCACCAAATACAGCTAACATACTTGATAAATGTTCAATAGGAGCTTTCTGACTATCAAGAATAATATTTAGCTTATATCTAGCAGTTTTTTGTTTATTACCATTTTCGTCTACATACTCTATTTCTTCGTCACAATAACTAGCAACTTCTTTAAAGCTATCATCATCTAGCATATCTTCGGTAATATATGCACCTGTTCCATATCTTTCAGAAGTTAGAAAATCTCGAATTATCCATGCTGGATTTTCACTGTATTCTGTAAACCAACTACCATTACGAAAAACTTTTACTCTCATACCACGAATGACAGAATTAATTGTAGGATTGCTACCGCTCAATCTACTACTAGCAACCAAATCTGTTCTAATCCATGCTAAATTAGGATAACCACCAACATCCATATAATTATCAGGAACTTCATTTTGATGAACTTTGTACGTACCAATCTTATAACCACGAACATCAAGAACTACCATATTATTACGAGAGGGATTATCAGCAGGACAATAACAATTAACAGGTGTAGAGCTATTGAACTGCATACTATTAGCTGAAATACCTTTAGATGTTCTATCATCAACAGCACCATCTATCTTCCAACCATTACCAGCTTCACTCTTGATTTTATCTATTACTGTACTTAAAAGAGAAGTTTGAGCATTATAATCGTTTGTACTACCTAAAGCGTATTCTTGTGTTTTTCCACCAGCAGATAAAATCAGTGTATTACCACTTCTTTTTACAGTAGCGTCTTTGTGTTGAATGTTATAAATAGAAATATTTGTATCGTCACGAATTAGTTCTTCGTTAGCCATTACATTGTAAATTCCATCTACGCCAGCTTCACACACAACTACATCTTTCTGTAAATATCTACTGCCATTATAAGGATTATGCCATGTTTGCAAACCGCCATATTTACGAGTGCCATAAATAACAGGAATACAAGCATTTTGGTTTACATCATTAGTAACAGTATTAAATCTAGAGTAATCATCTTGTGAATAATCGCTATCAAGATTACCTAAATTATTTGGTTTTTGTGTCACCGACCATAATGTACTAGCTAAAGAAGCACCATACATAGCACCTACGCCAAAACTAGCACCCATACCCATACCAGCAAACCAACCGCCAGTAGCAAGAAAACCGCCAGCAACAGCACCGATTAATGTAAATGCTATTTTACCTTTACTTTTACCACCTTTGCCCAAACTCTCACCTTCTTTCTATACTGTATTATGTTCCTAATCTAAATTCTTTAGGAATTGCTACAAATCCACCATAATGTTTTCTGTTATTATACTTTGCACACATTTCAGGTGTTTTATCACAATTACGAGTTAATACCGCTTTACCAGTCAAATCTACATTGAACTGATAATATGGTTCTACATAAAAATAATTAGCACCTTCTGTGTAGCAAGTTTTAATTAACTTAGTTTCATAGCCAATAGTAATCAAACCATTTTTGTAAAAATCATTCTCAATATTGCCTTTTAGCTTTATTTTTAATGGTGTACTACTAGCTGTTTCTATCTCAAATTCTTTTCTAACTTTATCCATCTGACAATTTAAATCACCAAATGTATTACAACAAATGTATTGAGTAGTTCTAAAGGGAACATTACCTTTAGGAAAACTAGCTTTTACAGTAACAGAAAACTCACCATTATTGTAAGACGGAGCATCTAGATAACCCCAAAAGATAGGTATTACTAAACTTTCATCCCATAAGCTATCAGGATATTGAATACGAATAATCTCTACTTTTCTACCACGAAAATCAAAACCTTGCATTAAGGCAGATATTTTTTCATTATCAGCATCAGCAATTTTTAAATCCATATTATCAATCTTTGCATCAACAGTAGTTTTAATACTACCACGTTCAATAGGTACTGGATGATAAGTTTCACCAGCAAACGTAATAACTACATCACAATTACAAATACGAATTATACCTGTCTTTAGATAAATACGATACAACTCGATAAAAAATGGATTATTACTTTCTTTAGCCTTTTCCATACTAACAGGTAAAATCTTCATATATTAACTACCCTCATAGTCAAAGTAACCTGTTTTTTAACAATTACTCTAACATTACCTACTTCACCTCTTGTATAACCAAAACTATCTGTACAAGAAAAATCAGAAGTAAATTGACAAGTATAATATATACCATCATAAAGCAATAAAAATCTTTCAGACTTACGATGTTGATTATAAAAATCTTCTATCTCTTTCATTTTCTTAGCTGAACCTTGATAAGTACCTTCAAAAGTAACAATAGGTTTTACGCCAATACGCTGAACTTGAAATGTACCAGTTTCAAAGTCAATAGTTCTATCTAAATATCTGATAGTTCGTTTAACATCTCCATAAGCATTAAAGTTAAATACTCTCAAACTATCACTCCCTTAATCGAAAACCACATTGATAAAATATATTTCTCTTTTTTAAGTGCATAATCATAGAATTTTTGAAAACTTCTAATATAGTCAGCACTTTTCCATTATCAATGTATATACCTGTATGACTTTCTCCATTAATCTCAAATAATACAATATCACCATATTGCATATCTTCCATTTTCTCTATCTTGTTAAAATTTTTGACTAACCATCTAGCTAGTCTGTATGGCTCTGTTAAATACCAATCTTTTTTAATCGGTCTACCATCCCTGATTTCAATAGGATAACCATGTTCATTAAAAAATAACTGGCATAAACCAATACAGTCTACGCCAGTAAAGTCTGTTCCTAGAAATTTATATGGCAAACCTACAAATCTAGTTAAATCTTGTTTTTTCATATTTTCTCCAATTAAAAAACCAGTCTACGAATAGACTGGTTAGTTGTTTAGTTATCTTTTTCCATGCAAAAATATTCTTGTGGCGATTTTAAATCATTTTGTTTCCATACATATTCATCTAAAAATCTAAAGCTCACATCTTTTAAAACCCAATTATCACCCTGATACATATAAGTAAATCTGTAAACATTATAAGCAGGATTATACTTTGAAAAATTGGCATTTTTTGCTTCTTCCATTGTAGCAAAGTGTCCAACAGAATTATCTTTAGAAATATACCAAATTTTATCTGCTTGCAACTCTAATATACCTTTATACGGGCTAATTAAAGAATCAGTTTTTTGAACGTCTAATTCTACTTTTAAATTCGTCATTTGATACTTGTACCAATAATCACCAATATTAAATTTAGGTTTATATTTCATATATTCTACTTTAGCACCATGATTATAGCTCTCTTGTATTTCTGAAACAATATTATTAGTCATAGCTTTAAAACTAGCTACCGCTTCTTGTTCGCCAGCAAAACAGTTTAAACTAAAACAAAATAGACAAATTAGAGTAAGGATAAATTTCTTCATTATAAATCACCTCTTACTCTAATTATATCATAGCCATATATCATCGTCTACCTAAAGCACCCTGTTTGTTTAATACAGCTAATAATACATCTGCATTATCATTTAAGTATTCTGCAAAACTCCTACTGTCAATCGCCATAATGTTAATATTGTTTGGCTGTTGATTTCTACTGTCGATAGCTTTCATAGCAACAGTAGCAAGAATTTCATTACTACGTCTGTCAGAAACACTATTAACTTCTTCGCCAACCTGCAAGGTACGGATAACTTCATCAGATTTAATCTCAGGCACTACACCTAATCTGCCTTGCTGAACCATACCGCCTGTGTGCATTTTAGGATAGCCACTAAGGTTTTCACCAGTATGAGATATTTTAAAATCACTATAACCGAACGATTTACCAAAATTATAATTTCCAGCAGTCACAGTAGCAGTTTTACCACCGCCACTCCAACCAAATAAACTACCTAAAATACTAGCTTGTGCTTGAATTTGGAACAATCTTTGTAATGCTTCTCTAGCTAAATCTTTCCATAAGTTATTCCAAATATCTTTTAGTGAATTACCCTGAATTAAGAACTGTTGAGTTACATCATATAAACCTTGTCGAATAGTAGCTGTTTTCTCGTTTTCTAATTCAGCAACTTTAGCTTTAGTTTCCTCTACTATTTTAATTTCAGTTTGTTGACGTTTATATAAATCGGCTATATCTTTCGCGTTGTCCTTATCGCTAATATTGTTTATCAAATCTTGTGTTTTTCGTAAATCTTCTTCATACTGTTTTAACTTAGCTCTTTCAGCTTCTAATTCAATCTGATTTTTCTGTTTGCTGTAATCGAAGTTAGTAGGTCTATTAATTCTAGCAATATCAATACTAGCTTGCTGTTCAATATCGCTAATCTTCTGCTTACTAATTTCATCGGCTATCTTGCGCTGTTCATTAGCAATATCAATAGACTTAGTTTTAGTTTCTTCTAATTTTTGATTAACAGCACTGATTAAATTAATAATATTAGATACAGTCTTAGATTGTTGATACACTTCTTTGTTGACTTCGATATTCTTTTCTAGTTCTTCACCTTTTAAGCCAATAGTATACTTTGCTAATTGAGCTAACTGTGGACTAGCTTTCATTTTAGCTTCAAGTTCGTTTTCTAAGTCAGCTCTAAACTTTTCTAATTTAGCTTTATAATCTTCCAACTCTTTACTACGTTCACCATACAAACTAGATTTAGCAATAATACTAGCAACAGTAGTTCCATAATACTGTTCATCATTAGTAATATCTTTTAAAGAGTTCTCATATTTTTTAGCTTGAATACTGCCTTCATACCACAATTCATTACGTCTAGCTTGTAAGACATTTCGTTGTAATTGTTCGGCATTATTAACATTAGAACCAGTAGATTTAGATTTACCTTTATCTTCGTCTATATCTTCTACTTCACCACCAGTAGAACCAATAATTGAATTTTTAAACCATGAAGGATTATTAATATCTTTTAATTGTTGTTCTGCTGATTTTAATTTTTGTAAATTTTTCTCCCTTTCTTGCTTGGCTTTTTCTAATTCATCTTTTAAAGATTTAAGCATTTCGGAAGTATAATTCTGTTCACCGCTAATAATGTTACCACTACTATAACCGCCATTATCATTAGCTACCTTTTCAGCAACTAGCAACATATTATTTCTAGCTTCTAATGCGTTAATTTCAGCTTCATAAGCCTTAATTCTTACATTTGTTTGTTCAATTACAGCCTTACTCTGCTTAATTTGTAGATTAATTCCCTTAACAGCTTTTTCATATTCAACTTTAGCTAAATATGCAACAGCCTTAGCTTCATTGTCAATAGCTTTCTTACTATAATTAGAAGCTAAAACCTTTTCTTGTGCTTCTTTTGGTAGTAATTCAATTAACTGTTTTTTCGCAGTCATTAACTTTTGATTAGCTTTTTCGTGTTCTAATTCTGACTTAGTATTATCTTCAATAATAGATTGATTATTTTGGATAATATCATTTAATTCACTAATTTGTTTAGCTTTACTTTGATAAGCAACAATATTCTGTTCTGTCTTATTAGTAACAACACTTTCTAAATCAGCTAATTCTTTTTGCTTTTGACTGTAACTGTCATATAATCCATATAATGTAGTTAAAGCAACGATGGCTATTCCAATATAACCAGTAGCCATACTTAACATTTTAAAAGCATTACCTAATTTTATCGTATTAGTAGCAACTGCATTGATAATAGTAGTACCGCTACGCATAACGGCAAAACACTCCGTAAACCCTAAAAACAACATTTTAATGTAAGGGAGAAATGTTACCATACCTTTAGTAATAGCTATCAATTTAACCATAGAACCCACAGTTTCTATAATAGCAGGATTTAAACTAGCAAATAATTGAGTAATCGTTCTCAATATACTTATAAAATCACCAATAACAGAACTAGCACCAGCCTTATCTAAAGTAATAATAAGTTGTTGAAAATCTGCATTTAATGCCTTTAACTGTCTACTAATTGTTTCGTATTGTAAGCCAACCTGCTCATCTGCCCAACCAGCAGAAGTCTTTGAGGTCTGCAAATTTTTCTGCATATTATCATAATTTTTCAGTAATGCCATTACGTTATTATATTGAAATTTACCCCCGCTAAACGCATTAATAGCATCAGAATAATCTTTAGGACTGTTTTTAATTTTTTGCATTACTTCTGTAATTACTTTTTCGTAACTACGCATCTTTAATGTCCCATCCTCGCCTAATTCCTTAGTGGCGATATTCATTTCTTTAAGATATTTTTGAGCTTTGCCTGTTTGCATAGAAACAATCATTGACCTAATACTATTACCAATCTCACCGCCAGCTTTACCAGTAGCACTAGACATTGTAGCTATCATAGCATTAAGATAATCAAAACCAATACCAGCATTATATGCTGCGCCAGCGGAACGCTCATTTGCTTTCGCTAAATCACTTGCAGTAACAACAGCATTATCAGCTAATTTTGCCCATGTATCAACAATCTTTCCACTAGCCTGTTGAGCTTCATTAGCGTCTTTTAAGTGGACATTATACTGTTGCATAGTAGCTTCTAAGCCTTTGTTAACTTCGATTAAACTCATATTATCAGTAATGGATAATTTGGTAGAATTTCTTACTAATTCTTGAATGATAGATATATCTTTATATTGCCTTCCCCAAAGTCTACCAGCTTCAGTAACCTCTTGTACGCTTGCACCATAATCACTAGCAATTTTAGTAAAATCACGCATAGCGTCATTCATTATCTTTTGATTATTAGCCAAATCATCAGGGAGCACTTGTGCAAAATTTACTCTATTTTGCTGATAATTACTCATAGCTTCTACAAAATTTGGAATAGCGTTCATTGCATAATTTTCAACTGTTCCAGCAATACCAGCAGTTACCTTGCTTCTAAATTTAGCTAAGAAATAATCATAAGTGCTGTTTAAATCATAGAAACCCCTACTAGAAGAAATGCCAATAGCTTTTCTAAATTTAACACTCTCTTTATTAAGCCTTTGATATTCAGTAGATAATTCATGTAATTTTTTTTGCAACTTCGCATATTCACCAGTTTGAATATCGTTAGAGTTTAATTTATGGAAAACTTTAGCGGCTTCTTTAGCTATTTTATCCATTTCAGTCTGATAGTTTTTAAAACCACTAGCCTGTTTAGTTACCCCTTTAATATCAGTACGCAACTTATCATAAGCAGTTTGCAGTTCTTTAATTTCGGCAATTTTCTTTTTATAATCTTCGCTATCAATATAATCTTTATTATTGAGCGATTTCTTCTCTAAGTCATTTTTTAACTGTTTAATTCTCTTAGAGTAATTGTCTACATCATCTGACTTAATTTTAGTCTTATTGACTTCCTGCTTTTTCTCTACTACACCTTTTAAGTCAGCTTTTAACTTATCATATTCAGTCTGCAATTTTTGAACATTAGCAATATCAGTTTTGTATTCATCAGAGCCATAGTAATTACTAATAGTACGCATCTTATTCTGAATATCTTTTCTGCGTCTAGAAATTTCCTCTTGATATGTAAAAGCATCAGACAAATCATTTAATTTCTTTGGACGATTAGAAACTCTTTTCTGATATTCATTTTCTAGGGATATTAACCTCTGTAATTTATTTATATCCAACTCTAATTCAAAACTATTAAGGTAGTTTGGATTTTTAGCATAATTTACAGACATTTCTTTCTTCAAATCTCTAATCTGTTGCGTAATAGAGCGACTGTCAAGTTTGTCTTGTTGCTTTGCTAATCTTTTAAGCTCTTTCTGTTTTTCTTTATTTATCTTGACCTCTTGCTGTGCCAGTTCTTTAGCTTGGCGTACTTGTTCTTTTTGAATACGTGCTAGTTCTTTAGCCTTTTTTCTCTCTACACGCTGTTTTTCTTGCGCTTCTTGTTTAGCTAATTTTTCTAATTCTCGTTTATTTTGTTTTGCTTGTTCTAATGCTTCTCTTTGCTGACGTTGATAATCTTTATCTTGAACTTTACCAGCTTGTTTACCAGTAATTGATTCGTCTATGGCTTTTCGTACATTATTAAAATCAATCAACGCTGTTTTGGCAATCCTAATATTTTCAACTAACTTTTTAGCTTCTTCAGATTGTTGCCATAACATATTAGTGCTATTTTTATAATAGGCTTTAGAATAAGCATTTTCTGCTTCACGGACTGCCTGTTGCAGAGTTTTAGCTTCTTCCTTAGCTTTCTTAGCACCTTTTACCATACCATCAAAGACTTGCTCACCTCTACTAGCTTTAATATTCTTAACAGATAACTTATTGAGTTTTTCTTGAATATTCTCAATCTGTTTAAAGATATTAGCCGTATCTAAAGTTAAGCTAATCTTTGCTACATTATCTACTGTAACTGACATTCATTCACCTTCTTTATTTGACTTCTCCACTATCAATCAGATATTGAATAGCATCAGCACCTTCAAAAGTATTATGTTCACTACTATCTTTTTCAATATCTTTATTGTTTTTACTACAACCATCTAATAAATATTCTAGTTGTGGAATAGAAAGATTAACTACATCTTTCATCGTCATAGAAGTGTTTTGAATGATACTTGCGTATAACTTATCCCACTCTGTTTCTACTGTTTCATCATCATTGCTTGCTTTTTTTTTAAACTAGACAAGCCATAAAAAATTTCAAATACCTTGGGTACACTATCTAAGTCTAACCATTCAGTAATTTCTTCTTTGGTGTATTTTTCGTCAAAAGCAAGGAATAACAAATCTAGCATAGCGTTCCATGCTTCATCAACTTCTGTATCGTTAGCACCATCAGTAATAATATTTTCAAGAATAAAAATATCATTGAACTTAGGCGTGAGTTTTCTAATTAAATCTTTGTATTTTAATTTAGCTGGGTAAACTCTACGTTTTACTCCATCCCTACACATAACATCTTCGTATGCTGTAAAAGGGTCAATAACTTTATTTTCTTCCATGTTTATCTCCTTAGATTAAAAAATGGAGTGCTACCATATACGATAACACTCCTATCTTTCTTTGAATTATTTTACTTCGGTCAAAGAATAAGTTACGAAACGCTTATCAGGACGTTCAGGGTCAACAGACTTGAAAGTTACTTCAGGAGCAACAGCACCATCACGAGTATATTCAAGATTAAAACCACCATCACATACTGCTTTGTATACACGAGTATGCAGTTGTACTTTTCTACCATCAGGAAGTTTTACAGGTGCAGAAGTATGACGGAGTTCAACAAAACCAGGAACATCATTAGTCAATACATTTACAGTAGAACCATCTGTTACTTTATATACATAACTTACTTCAATAGTAGTATTAGTAAAGCCAATAGCAAAAGTTAATGCGCCAGTTTCGGTAACAGAGAACTGGTCAGATGTAGTGGGACTTGTAGCTCTTTTTAAAGCCTTACCATCAGCAATAACAACTACACTTTCTAAATCTACACCAGTAGTAGCAGAAAGATTAGCTTTATTACCCTTTACCACAAGAGTTTCTACGGCATTTACTTCGCCATTACCCTCTACAACAGTACCTTGTGTAACAGCAAGTACATTCATATCCATTGTAGCATTTTTGAATTTAAATGTAGCTGTTTTAGATTTAATATAGTTAAAAATAGGGAACAGACTGTCACCACCATAAACATCTTCACTCTCGGAAGATACTTCAATGGACATAGATTGCAGTTTAGACAGTCGACCAGCAATACTACCATCAGCAGACAACAAAAACGCTTCACCTACACCATGAAGTACGAGATTATTACTTTTTACATTTGCCAAATTTAACACAACCTTTCTTTATTCACCATCAATCAATGGATTATATATTAATCTGTATTTATACACACCATTTACACCTGAATAATGCTGTCCTTCATAATTCAACATCGTTTCCATATGTTCAGCTAATATTCTTCTAAAACATCTTGAAATTTGACTAATCTTATACATTGTATTTGCGTAAATATCAATATACAAATCACCAATATTAACCATCCAATTTGTTTTAGCTTTTTCGGAGTGCATAAAATAATAACTAATAAACGGAACATCATCAGGTTTAATTACATCATCAGTCTGATATTCACGCCTTAATTTATTGTTTTGATTAACTAATAACTGATTACCTGTTAGAGTATTATCTATTCCAATAATCTCACAAAATTCTTCATCAGCTATACACCAATCGAATATATCATCTAATAACTGAAAACTATCTATCATAATGTCACCTTTAACCTTAATCCATTAATCATAAATGTCGCAAAATTACTAGCAACAACAGCCGTGATAATTTTCATACATATAATATTTAATCTTTGCCTTATTGCTTGTGCAACGATATGTCTAGGTTCAATAGGTTTATAAGCAGGATTTACGCTCCTATCAACTACATTTCCATGTTCGTCTAAACCTGTTTCTCTGTTTCTTAATTTGGTAGTTCCTTTTCTATGCGGTTTGCCATCTAAATCATAATAAAATTCACCATTACCATCCTTAACTCGACTTGCAGTAGCTAAATTAAACTTTAATCTATCTCTGTTAAATACAGTGCCGTTAAGATATTCTTGTAATGCTGGATTAGTTCTATCTAATTTAGAACCTTTGCCATATTCAGCTATTAATGCTCTTTGTCCTTTTGCATAGAATACTAAATTAAGCAACCTTTTAGCTTCATCGTGAATAACTTTTTGTTTTTCGATTTCTGCATTACCTAATTTCCAATTACCATACTGCGCCCAATCCATATAAACCTGTGACGTAATTATATCTGCTTCTTCAGCTAATACTTTTCTGATAGCTTTTAATACAATCTTTTGAGCTGATATAGCACTAATCATTTACGTTTATCCTCTGCCAACTGAATACACATTAAACCTTTTACAGATGTATCAATAGAATTAATCTGATAACTAACTTCGTTGATTACCAATCTGTCAGCAAGTTTAATATCCATAGCCTGTAAATAAACCAATTTGATTGTACCTTCCAGTAAACCACCATCAAAGAATTGCATTTTAGCATTAGTATCTTTCTGAACACAAGGGATATGGTCTTTTAGAACAACCAGCTCTGTACCAGCTTTGTTAGTACCAATAAACTTATCTTCTAAACGCATAATCGAACATTCATAATCACAACGCCATAAATTAGCCTGATTGGTATTCATAAATATAATTCTTCGTACAGATGTTGTCAGAAATTTTTCATCTGATTTAGATACTACTAAATCACCTTCTTCTAAAACTGTATCTGTTAATAATAAACCTTTATACTTGTGAGTATGAGCAAAGTCATTATTACTAATACCCTGTCTAGTTAAGTGCATCGGTTCAGTAGCTTTTAAAGTTCCGTCTGTGCTATAAATATCAAAATCTTCTTTTGTGAAAAAACCTTGTAAATTCATAACATCACCTGAACTTATCTAAAATCAATTTCATATCTTGTGTAAAGAATGAAGGATTAGCCATTTCAACAGTATAATCAAGAGTATTTAATCTCTTAAAACCTACAAAACTTTGTAATTGTCTAATGTTTTGAGCTAACATACCACAAACTACTTTGATTTCTTCGGGAATTACATCGTAACCATAAGAGTAAGATACTTCTAATCTCTGTGCTTTCGGTTCGTATTCACAGAAACCATATGGAATAAATGCAAATGGCGATTTACTACTACTGATATAGTAGAAATAACCATCATTATCAGCGTCTAATACAATATTGTCAATATTAACCTCTTGTTTATTAACGCCTAAAGGAGTAATCATTATCTCTGTAAGTGACTTAATCTCAACAATCGGATAATGTTTTAATTTACCTCTATGTTTAGCATTTACATTAACAGTTTCAGAAACCTCTTGCACATCAAACGATTTACCGATATAACCATCAATAAGTTGTGAAGCAATAATTAAATCGCCAACTTCTACACCAGCTTGTGAAGCACAATACTTAGGAATTTCTTCTTCTGTAATGTATTGCGACATATTAAATCACTCCCATATTTTTCAAAATATCTCTAGTTTTCGGTAAAACAGAAGCCTTGCCATCTTCAAATTTAACAAAACCATAAGGAAGATATACTGTATATGTTTTCAAATTCTTATCTTTCAACTCTACTGCTACTCTTTCATCTGCATTTTTAGCAACAGAAACAGGAGCAGTTTTATTTACTTGTTCTTCTACTACTTTTCTAGGTCTAGCCATTATTTCTCCTTTTTAGTTAAAATAAAAGAGTGGAATTATCTCCACTCTTAGGCATTTTTAACAGTTTTAGTCAGAATTGTATGAGCGTATTCAGCACCCTTAGCTACAATACAGCCATATTGCAGAGCCATATATTTTTCATTCAGAGATTCATCTTGAATACCGAAAGCGAAAATACGAGGATTAGCAGAACCAACATAATAACGTGTCAGCAGGTTTTCAGACAGAATAGCAATTTTGTGAATAGTAGAACCTTCAGTAGTGGTAGTGTCCAACGGCAGATAAGGGTCAGCGATAATCGGCAGTACACCCATAGCAGTCATTACACCAATAACTTTAACGCCAGCAGTCATAGTAACTTCGTAATGTTTGTAGTTAGTCGGACGTGCTTGTTCTTCCTGTTCAATCAAATCATAGGTAATCGGATTAACAACGATAACGGAAGGTTTAACGTCATAATCTTTACGAGCAGACAAGTTAGCAATTTCAGAACGAATAGCATCAACAATCTTTACACCATCAGCGATAGCAGAGGTTTGAGTGAGCTGTGTCAGCAAACCAACATATTCATTAGTAGTTGCTTCGGACAGTTTAGTATCATTACCAGTCCACAGTTTTTCGTCCTGCAAGGTCAGCAAATCAGTTACCATATCCTGAACATCTTCAGTAGTCAAACCTTTGTAAATACCCTGTTGAGCACCAACTTCACGGTCAAAGTGAGAGAACTCAATCTCATTGGTAATTGCTTTAATAAATGCAGATTTATCTACACGTTTTACGTTATACTTATTTGCTTTCAGGTTATGCGGGTCTTGGAAAGCTGCGGTTTTGTCAGCAGGTTGTTTTTCAAAATAACGAGTAGGATTACCAGTAGCAGGACGTGCTTTAATACGAGAAAGCATTGTACCACGCTTACCTACCATATCAAGGATTTCTTTTTCAAATACAGGAACTTGGATAAAACCATTACCAGTCTTAGTACCAGCTTCAGTAAAACTCATAAATTGTGCATTAGACATTAATTATCTACCTTCTTTCTTCTATCTAAATTAGTTAGCTTTAATTTTCATAGAATCAGCAAATGCTTTCATCTTAGCTTGCGCTTTATCGTTAAAGGAAATAGACGGATTTTCGTCAATCTCTTTGCAGATTTCAGCAAGAGTTTTTTCTTTATTATCATTTTTACCTACAAAGTTCATGCCCTCTGTTTTTTGTTCAGGAGCTTTTTCTTCCTTTTGTTCAACTTTGGTATTTACTTTGGCAAATTCTGCTTTCATCTCATTTACAGCAGTAGTTACTTCTGCAAAATCAACTTTTACTTCTTTCTTGTTGAGTTCATCAAGTTTTGCGTCCATAGCAGACATAGCGGTTTTCATAGATTCGCCAATACCATTTACAGCGTCCATGAAAGTTTGAAATTGTTGTTCATTCATAGTATTATCAACTTCCTTTCTTTTTTGTGCCACTAATTGAGTTTCTTTAAAAGCGGCGAGATTTTTGTATAAGATTGCAACGCCAGTAAAGGCAAAATCTTCCACTAAATAAAAATCTCCCTTGTCAGTCATATCATTTACAATGACTTCAACGGAGAAACCTAAACTATCTTTTGCGTTTTTAATTTGGAAACATACATCATTAAAATCACGTTTCCATAAACAACCACTGACATTTAATCCATCAGCAGTTAAATCTGCATTTTCTACTACACCAATCTTAAATCGTGTATCATGCCCGGTTAAAGCTCGATTAGGTCTATCCCAATTATCGTAAACGCAATTAACTCCCATACCAACGAAAGATTGACTAGCTTTAGTAATTGCAGAAGCTGAAAAAGCAACAGGTTTATCACTACCACATGGAATACCATCACTAGGAGTATCAGCTTTTAAGCAAATACCACTAAAAGGCATTTTATTGATGTGATTATCACTGTCAGCAAAATTAAAACTACTAAAATTTACTTGTAATTCACTTATGATTAATCACCTTCTTTTTTATTACCATCGTATCTATCTTTACCTACGCCATTATAACCACCAGCACCTTGTGTTTCTTTAGCGTATTTAGTGTTGAGTGCTGTCTTATATTGAGATTTCAACATATCACCATATTCTTTAAGTTCTTTATCACTAACCTTTTCGTAACCTAACAACTGTCTAGCTTCATTTAAAGTAAGAATATCTGCATTAAATTCAGCTAAAACTCTATCAGACTTAGCTTTCTTTCTAGTTTCATTATCTTCAAAATGAAATTTGAAAATCAAAACATTGTCTAAGTTTACTCTGCCTAAAACTTTAGCATTGATATTTTCCTCAATAACTTTAGCTAAAGGCTTAATAGCTTCATCAAGAATATTCTCTTTCTGTTCAGCTACTGTACTTCTATCAGTCTGACTACCTTCGTTTAATCTCTTAGGGTCAATGTTAAAAGTATATGAAATAATAGTAATCAGAAAATGTTGCCATTGCAGATATAAACCATTATCATCACTAGCACTTAACTGTTCAGTAGCAATACCCTTACTACCACCAACGATAGGAGTTTTGCCACTACCATAGATTTCTTCTTCAAAGTATTTTCTGAACTTAGTAATTGTGTTTTGGTCTGCGTTTTCTCCTAAATTCAGAAGATATTTAGGAATAGCATTACTAGCTACTGTTCCTGCATATCGTTGAGCATTTAACAGATATTGGATAATCATAAAAGCTTGCTCTACTGGTGAAGTTCCTAAAGGCGTATAACTATAATTGTTCATGTTGAAATACATAATATCTTCATTAGCCAAATCAACATAACCACCATTAGTCTTTCTTTGTTTGTATTTAATGTCTTTGGGATTTAATACTTGCTTTGTACAAACTTCTAAAGTAAAACCATCAACAGGATATAACCAAATAGGTCTACTATTATCATCACTCATACAAACTTCAATAGCTCCACAGTCACCTGTCAGAATATCTTCAATAGTTGCACCCATAAGACTTCTAAAACTATCACCATTATTAGGTCTTTCTAAACATCTTGTCAGAGTATTAATCTCATTACTAAAATCAACGTCATTGTTAATATCTCTCTTTGAAATACTCCACGGACAATTAAATAGTGTATTTTTAGTAATGTTAATTGCCCTACGAACTACTGGCATTTGAGCAAACTTACGCAAAGTGGTTGCAGACATTTCTTTATTAAAGGCAACGTCTAAGTGATTGACAGTATAACCACTACCACCATAATACATAATAGATGTTTCTCTTTGCGGTACTTTAGGCTTTCTACCAAAAAAATACTCTTTGCCGTTAAATCTTATCTCCAACTTATCACCACCTTGCTATCGTAAATTATTCAAACTGCCAAAACAGAAACCCATCGGAATGTTTTTACCATTAGGGAATACTAAATCAGTAGCAGATTTTAAAGCGTCCATACCATCATCAGAACCTTTAGGAAAACGTCTAAGTTCATCTAAAAGCAACTTCTGATTTCTATTGAACTTAATATAACCATTTTTAATCAAAGGAACTAACCCTTTAATTCTTAACTCTTTGTCAGACATATTCTGTAAAGGCTCAATAGGCAATGCTATATTCTGTGCTAATGCTCGTCTGCCACATTCCTGTGCAAAGAAATACTGAAACTGAATTGTTTCAATACCAACCTTAACCAGCTTGTCTTGATATGTTATGCACTTACTAATTAAATCGTCGATAATCTTATCAGGTTTACGCCTTTTAATATCAGCTTCAATAACATACAGAAAATTGTCTTTACCTCTGCCAATAGTAACTATTGCGCTTCTATCACTCTTTGTTGTTTTAGCTAAGCTAGGGTCAACAGCAATATATATCTGTTTGATTTCAGGTAAAATCTCCCAGTATTGAAACCATTCTTCTTTAAATGTTCTCTGATTTTCACTTACCGGGTCATTCTGATATTCACTGTCGAAAGCATCAGGATTCATTACTCGCATCAACATTAAGTCATAGTAGTAATCAGGTTGCTTATCTTTCCATAATACTTGTGTTCCAGCAAGCATAGACTTTTTGTTTTTATCAAAGAAAGCTTTAGCTTCTTCGGCTGGTCTTTCAATATCATCAGATTTAAGAATTTCTTCCCATTGTTCCCATTTAGCACTATCAGAAAACTTAATTACAGCTTGATAACGCTTTCTGTCCCACATAGCATATTCAGGACTTGTCAGTAATCTGTTCAACAAAGATTCATAGTTCAGTACAGTACCAATATAGATGATTTTTTCAGTTGTACTACCACAAGGAATTAAAGCTTTCTGAAACCAGTTCAAAAGTTTCTGTCTTTGTGCTTCAGTTTCTACTGCTTCATCATTCTCTAAATCATCTACGATAATTACATCAGGACGATAATGTCCATATTTAATACCACGTAATTTCTGTCCAGCACCTTTACCAACTATCTGTACTTTATTGATTGTTTGTATCTTTGCATTTGCCCATACTCGATTACCAACCATATCACCATAAGCCAATCTTAAAGTTTCGTTATCTTCTAACTCATCACGAATAGCCATTATAAACTGCATAGCCTGTTCGCTACTGTCTGACACGATTAAGATGTTTTTTGCGTAACCATAGCAAATACACCATATCGGAAACAAAAAAGATAATATCTGACTTTTACCATGTCCACGTGGAGCGGCTCGAACATAATAGTATTTTTCGTCTAACTTGTTAATTACATAATCCTCTAGTGACTTAAACACTTCTCTATGAAAATCACAGAAGTCACCAGTGAATATTCTAGGGAAGAATGTTTTACCAAATAACTCCAGGTTACACCTACATTCTTCTATAATTTCTTCACTTACAACATTTTCGTTGTCTTGCTCTAAATCTTCTAATATACTTAGAACATCAAACTTTGACTTTACAGCCATTAATATCTACCTTTTTTAAAATCAAGAATATCTTTCTTTGCTTCTTTGCTGTTCAAGTTGTTGACTTGATAAATCTTTTTGTTCTTGACTTTATTTTTCGGTCTTTTCTTCTTCAGAGCTTTCAGCATCTACTTCTTCAACTCCTATAACATAACCCTGTTTGCGCAAGTAATACGAAATTACAGCACACCAAAAGAAAAAGATAGCAAAATAAGCAGTCCCTGTTAAAAATGTTGAAAGTGCATAGATAAGTACATTAATTAAATCAGTAATCATAAAATTCTCCTTTTTGGTTAAAATAAAAAAGAACGCCAGCTTTATCAGCTAACGCTCTTAAAGTTAATTTATTTATTGGCAACTTGAAATAGCTATTTCCATCACTAAACAAGGGTGTATATGTATCGTATAAGTTTCTCGACTTTCAGGAAAACTAATGCGTCTACTGGAACTAATACAATGACTTACATCAATTACGCCATATTATCAAAAGTGACAACCTGAACGGAATATATATATTTTACGTCACTATTTAGATAGGTCTTATTGCTCCAATAACTCTAACCATAGCATTAAGCTAATCGTTGGGTACTTTGCCTATCAATACTCTTTTGCAAGTAGCAACCTAATAATAGGAGATTACTTTTTACGCTACCGCTCAACAGGTCTTATTGCTCTAATGACATAACACTAGGTTATGGTTAGGTTCTTTGCCTGTACAATCAAATCTAAATTTATTGCAATGCTATCGTAGAGGTCTGCGTACAGATTGCTCCACTAATTATCTGCATTGCTTTAATCGTTATAAGTCTAATCTTTTACAAGTATCAGCTTATACGATAAAATCAGTTGGAGCTGATAGTAGGACTTGAACCCACAACCTAGTCATTACAAGTGACTTGCTCTACCAGTTGAGCTATATCAGCATATCATTAATAGCCATAACTTTAGCGAAATTCCTTGTCAGGTAATCTAACCCTCTAAGCACAAGTTATAGCTATTAACTTCAATATTTAGTGGTTATAAACTCAATCAAGAATAGGCTACATTCTCGATATTACAAACTTACCACTATGTTTACTATATTTATTACTAGCAAATCTAAATCAGGACTACTCTAAACCGCTATCAGAACAGCGTAAACTTTGTAGCCTAGTTTTATGTCTTACTCTTTGTATAGCTCTTATACAATCATAATAGTACATCAAGACTATTCTAAACCATCATTTGTTCTTTAAAATCTATCATCTATAAAAGTATACAAAAAGGGATTTCTGCTAACGAAGTTTTAACCTGTATATGTTTTGACAAACTATATTTTAATCACTAACTATATACTGGCTTTAACTTAACTTTAGCTAAGTAATATTAGCGTAACATTTTTCGTTTAATCAATCAATCTCACATTAAAGTTTCGATTGATTTCTAAACTCAAAAGTTACTTATTAATTCTTTGATATATTACTGCGATTACTCACTACGTTCGTAATCTTGTAATATATAGAGTTACTAGCTTTGTAAGTGTTTAACCTTACATAATATAGGCACACAGAGAGATTTTTGAAACCCTAAATTAGAAGATTTTACAAAGATTTCACAAATTAAGTCACATTCTGATAGAAATTGAGCTATTTACTGGTAAAGTTGCTGATAAATCATCAATAATCATGGTGTTTAACTCACGATAACAGTTTTAGCTTACATAGATATATTATCCCTGTTTATTATGTTATTGTTTTATGATTATCGTCAAACACACATGATTGCATAGAGGTGTATGTGTCAACGCTTACGCAAGAATAACTGGCAAACGAATTTCTAAGAATTAATCAGGGAAAGTTAGTCGGTTTGTAGCTTATAGTAGTATATAGCTTACTAACTTTCTGATAGAGTATTAACTGGTTAATGAGTTATAGCTTAATACTAATAAGACAACTACCTTTCCTGTTCAAGAAAAAGCTAGTTAAGAGTATGATAATAAGTATAGTTCCGCTTTCCTGCTGACTATGATAATCTGTGTCACTGACTAATTAGAGAGTATATCGCAAACATCAATTCTGACACGAAAAATCAATTAAGGCTTAATCTATATGGGTAAAAGTATAATGGTTACTATGGTTGATTATGGCAAAATTGTGAATAAAAAATACTTAGCTTTTTAAAGCAGTACAGGTATAATCTATAGGCTAGTAGTTTCAGAACACAAAATAAAATAAGCACCAGCAATTAAGCCAGTGCTTGATAATGAATTTCTGATAGTTGTTTGATTAATTGGTTTCATCACATTTAATACGGAGCTGATAGAAATTCACATTATTCTTGTTTGCAATTTCAGCTACCTTTGTATCAAGATTATCTAATTCAATCTTTTCATCGTCTGTCAGCTTTTCACCTTTCCATGATTTATTTTCAAGTTCAGTCATTCTCTTAGCTAATGTTTTAGCTTGTTCTACTGCGTTCTTCATAATACACCTCTCATTCTCGTTCAATATGGATTTCAACGATTTTGCTTAATCTGTCTATGTATTGATTGATTAAAGCTACATCTACACCATCTTGATATATGATTGTATAATCTTCATCGTCGATTACATCAACATCAAATCCATCTAGGTACATATCAATAAGCTTTCGTTCATCAATGGTGATATTACTGATTATGATTTTATATTCTTTATTATTCATATTCTTCTACCACTTTCATGTATTTACGCTTTTCACTGGCAGTCAATTTGAAAGGTTTAAAGGTATAATCTTCTTACAAGCCATCCATCATACTGTCCCATTCATCTTGTAGAGCTTGTTCAGCTCCAACTTCTTCAATGTATGAGAAATTACTCTGACAGGTACTGCTCCATGCGATTTCAAACATTTCAATAAACTCTGCTTTGGTTAGTTTTGGCATATTATCACTCCTTAACAAAATCAACAATTCTAGTATCTAAGATTTCGATAGTAGCATTATCAAGATTTCTAACAAACTGCTTGATTTTCTTTAAGTCTGATTTCTGTACCCACTCTACTGTCTTATCATCATCACCATAGTAATATCCCAGTTCGATAAGATAAAGCTCCAGCAGTCTGTATTCTTTATCTGTTAAATTATTGAGTGCGATTTTATAGATTTCCATTTTTCTCATATACAGTAGCTCCTTTCTTTTGTTAAGTATAGTATATCACTTTTATATATGGTTGTCAATCACTATTTACGGATTTTCGGATTTTATTTTGCATAACACTGGTTTACTGTTAGATTTCCAGTGATTTTCGATATTTTCATCAATATATAAAAATTTTTCTTCATTATATAGTACCTGATACACCCTTTTTGGTTAAATTGTAGATACCATAGGTAGTGTTATATCAGTTGCTAACATTGACAAGATAAATATTATATTTGTATAAATGTGATTTATATTTGTAATAATTATATAAAAAGTGTAAACATATTGTTTTGTTGAATGAGATTGACTAAAAATGTAAAGATATAGACAGAATTTGTTTGAATTTCACCGCGTTTATACTGAATTTTCAGAATTTTCAGGTCTGGAAAAACATACCGCCACGCTATGAATTATAACCTACACGGGGAAAAGCCTTGTAACAACAATATAACTACAATTATATTGTCTTTTCAGTTAGCTTTATCTAACTATATTCACGATATAATCATATATATAATACTATATCTGATTGACAAGTTATGTTAACTCATGCTAACTAATACAATCAATAAGCTATGTTTAACTGTACATGGGAAAATGCAGTAAACATGGTGTATGCAGTAGTGTACACTGTATTTTTATTAGTATACACTATATAGCCTTGTCTATTTTGTTGCATTGTATGAATAATAATTATTACTTAATCAAATTTAGACTGAATGTGTATTATCAATCAACAACCATAACCCATTACATTATAGCTACTCTTATCAATAACTATTATTATATTGTGTAATATATTGATGAATAATAACTATTGTACCCGGTAAATATTATGTATTTCATAGCCAACAACTACCATACATAATAGTATGAAATGCGGATAAACGCAACTATTTTATAAAATTGCAATATTAGACTACTACACACTTTTACAGCCTTGCCACGCTATTTTATAAATTTATGCGTACTTCCCTACTTATACCAAAATACACTGTTAAAAAGCCGCTTGTTATTTTGGTTCATATTCAACGAAAAAAATTTTTGAATATAATTATATGCGTAAAAGCTTCATTGCCGTACAAGCTAAATATGACGTTTTGAAGCGGATTTTCAAATAAACTGAATATTCTTGTATTCTATTTTCCATAGATTTTTATAAGATTTTTTTAGAAAAAGCTATAAAAACGCTTGCAATTATCATAAAATCGTAGTATAATATATACAATGAAAGGGAAAAAGAATAGTTACAATCCGATAAGCGGATTTGCTTGTTTCCCTAGCGTATTTGTACATTGAAAATAAATATCAGTTATATAGTATATAGCGGTGAAACAGCTCATAGAAGTAACCGATATATAATATATAGCTTGCTAATGATTAAAAATGTAGTTAGCTTATATCAGGCTGAAACAGCTCATAGAAGTAAGCCTATATAGAAGAATATATGTTAGGAACGCTGAAACAGCTCATAGAAGTAAGCGAATTATAATATTCCATGCGGTGAAACAGCTCATAGAAGTAACCAAAAAATAACATAATGTATCAATCTTTTAAGTTATTAAATGTTGAAACAGCTCATAGAAGTAAGCATTTAAAAGAAGGCTATAAACACTTTATAGCAGGGAATAAAAGACTGTTCCGCACTTCTGCCGAATATAAACGGCAGATAAAAAAAGAATTTTTATATTTTCTATCTTGTTAGAAATTTATGAAACAAGAAGTTATAGTTTAGATAAAAACGAAAATTTTACTTAATACTAGCATACAATTAAATTTGTGTGTTAGTGTAGTAGTAAAATTACTGCTTAAAACAAACACAAAAAAGGAGAAAAAAAGAAAATGAGTATCAACCCACGTTTAACAAAAAAACAAATTAAAGAAGACTATGCAATTATAGCTTACTGCGGTTACTGTGATTTGTACTATACATTATTACAAGCAAAAAAAGTAGGACACACAGAACGTATGGAAGGTTGGGGTGCAGATGTATACGAAATTACGCCTAGTATTTGTATTGTAACTGGATATGCTCCTTTTGGTAATTTGCGTTTAAACTATGAGTTTACACACAGCTACGAAGAAGTAGCACGAAAATTTTACAACAATACTGCTACTACTCCTATTGATAAATTACATGAGTTATGGGAAAAGTTAGCGCACGATATAGCACAAAAAGGGAAAAAACAAATATGAATTTTGAAAAGTTAGGCGTTATCATCAAAGAAAATGCGAAAGAAGTTGAAAAGACTTTAACGGCTAAAGGCTATAAGCTGCAAAAAACTAGCCTAGCACGTGGCTATATTAGCAGAAAAACGGCAGGAAGTTTAGAACCTTATAAAGGCATATACGGAGAAGGCTATAAGTGGTTATTACCCAACTATAACAGTAATAGGTATATGACTGTTGAATATTGGTGTAAATAAATTAATTATTTAAAAGGAGTGTATTTTATTATGAAAATCTATGAAGCTATTATTATTACTAATGGAGATGTTAAAAAGCAATATCTTTTTGCAGAAGGTGCAAGGAGTGCTAATAATCAACTTGCTACTATGGTAACAGATAAAAACGATATTTTAAGAGTGCAGGAAGTCACGGAAAATATCCTGCAATGCGATAAAGCAACTTTTATTGATAAGGTTATTGAAGTATGTAGAGATAGTCAAAAATTTGACGCTGTACAAATTGACTTCCTTAAAAGTATTTTGAAATAATATTATGTATTTATTCAGCGTACTATATTTATATAGTGCGTTGAAATACTTATATAATTGTAAGTAAATAATTTAAAAGGCGGTGTATTATATGGAATTTATTAAAATGCAAAAAATAAGTCATAGCGAATTTTTAAAGCTCATCAAAGGAAAAACTCTTGCTTTTATGGTATGCAGTAGCCACGGAGAAGAACGGTATAAAAAATATATCCCTAAATTAAATAAAGAATATGCTTTAATCGATAGTAATTATATTAATATCGGTAAAGTTATTAAAGTTGGTAAAGATTATTTTAAAAGGGAATATAAGCACGAAGTAGGCGGCTATGATATTACCGCTTGTTATCTAAAAAATAATTGTACTTATAAATTAGGTTGTTTGCTAGCGGTTATTACAGAACGCAAGCAACTACTGTATAAAATAGTAGAATAAGGAGAGTAATTATATTATGGGTAAAACTTATAAAGACTTAAAAGCGCACTTGCAAGAATTTAAGGAATTTTCTATAAATACTATGACTGCAAAAATTAATAGTATTAAGACTTTAAATAATAATAAAGTGTACTACAATATTTATAGCTATAATACAATCATTGCAGTAGTAGTTATTGACGATAAGAATTATACTTGCTACTTGTCAACTGCTAAATACAGCCGTACCACGTCACGGCAACAAGGCTATATTAAACAAGCTTATGATGAAAAGCATATTAAGGAAGTAGATGTTGACTTTTTTGTAAATAACCTGCACTATACAAAAAGTGATTTTTTGCGTAGTCAATATAGCTAATAAGGAGTATGGGAAAATGGTTAAAGAGAGATATACAAATATAACTTGTTTGCTTATCTCCTGCGAATACAAGCGCACTACTACCAACGGCAACAGCGTATATAACATTATTGTATTAATGCGTGATGTAGTTAGCAAGTGTTATAAGGTTATACACGGCACGTCGCAGGAATACGCTTGTTATGGATTGAGTAACAAAAAAGTAAATTGCTATACACCTGCTAAAATTTGCGCTGATTTTTATGTTACTGATAAAAATAAAGCTGTATTTACGGAGTTGAAGGCAATATGAAAAGAAAAAGGCAATTTATAAAACTATACTATTATTATAAATACAGTGCAAATAAAGTTGCAAATGAATACAACAATCTTATGAATAGTATATGTTTAGATTGTAAATGTTATTCAAGAGAATATAGACAATTCATTTCATTATATCAAAATAATACTATTGATAAATTTTTCCGCATGGAACGTATAAAGCATAAGTTATCAAAATATATAGTGAAGGAAGGTAAAAAATATGAGTAAATATTGGTATGATGTTTTAGCAGTTGATGAAAGTTGTGCATTTGGCTTTTGTCCATGTTGCGGAAAGCCTTTTAGCGGAGAATTAACAAATTTTTATGAAATAAAGTTTTGCCCTTATTGTGGACCAGGTTTATCAATAAGTGTTACTGATAGTTGTCAAGTTGGCAGTATGGTTAACTATGTATTAAATAGCTATTTTATTAATACACCTTTTATAGTTAACGATAAAATACCTACCAACGATAAACAAAAATACAGTAGCATTGATAAATATATTGCGCCTTATATTATCGGTGTATTATTATCTAAATTTTATAATGAGAATAAAGATATATTGCAATACTTTATTGTAAATAATTATTTTGTACGTAAAGTAAAAGAAAATATATTTACTGTTGAATTTTTTGACGATATTAATTATTATTATATCTGCGATATTATTTTAAAGGAAAATAGTTATTGTATAGAAAAGGAAGTGTAAGCATGAATTTAAATAATGATACTATGGATAAGTTAGCAAATGCAATTATCACTTTAAAGTATAGGGAAATTCCCTATATTTTAGATGAAAAGCAGGAAAAGTATAAAAAAAGAATGTATGACTTTATTATTTTAAAAAAAGATAAAGATATATTTACAACTATTTTAAAGCTTATACCGCTATATTATGAAGTTGGTGAAGATAATAACTATATTCATGTATTTGTATTTATTCCCTTTTATGATAATAGCGACTATACACAAATTATTGATTTTTTAAGGAATTTTTGTAGTAGGAATTTTACAGATTTTTACATTGAATAATAAAGGAAGGCGTATGTATTATGAGATATAAAGAAAAAAGAATATGCTATTTAGTAGCTACTATTGAAGGTAAAAAGGTTATACCTAAATTACAAAAAACTTGTAAAAATAGTTATAATACGCTATTATGTATTACTCTTTATGACTTAAATTTTTATTTTCATGATACTGCTTATTGGAATTACGAAAAAGATTATAACATAGAAGATATATTTGATTATTTAATACATGGTGTAAAATTAATTTATACTGATAATTTCGGAGTAGATAAATTTACAGATGAAGCTATAAAGAGATTTTTATAACAAGGAGTTAAAAACAATGAATACAGAAGTATTGGAAAATATTATAGAAGTTGTAAAAAATGTTGAATTTTATAATAATAAGTTATGGGAAAATAATAATATATTAGTAGAGAATAAGGAAATTACTTGCAATATTAATAATCAGACATATTATATTGAAGTTGAAAATACAGATACAGTTATTTTTAACGGAATTTATAATAAATATAATGTATTTAAAGAAAATTTACACGGAAAGTCAATATATTTATTTACACTATACTATGACAAGGATATGAAAGATTATTTTGTAAGATGTAAAAAGGATTGATATTATGCAATTAATAGGGTTAATTATTTTATATATTATTATATCGTTCATGAGAAGGAATTAAATAACTAGCCAGCTTGTAAAAGCTGGCTTTTTTCTTTTCCTGCCTTCTCTCTCTCCTGCTTCTCCTGCTTCTGCCGTTCTCAATCGTCACTATTATATTATACCGCTCATACGCTCAAATTTGACTGTACAGCATTTTTCCGGCGGTATAGGTATATAATACCTATTTCAATTTTCATGCACTGTATAAGGCTATAAATTCGCCTTGTATAGTGCTTTTTTTATTATATAGGTACTTTATAGCTATGCAATTTTAAACAGTTTATAAGGCTTGCTATTTTCCCTTGTATGAGCTTATATTGGTTATACGTGGTACTATACTAGCATTGATTTTTCATGTACTCTATGAGCTTGCTATTTTCGTTCATGCATAGAGTTTTTTCTTTTTAGTTATATTGTGATATGTATTTTACTTCATGCACTGTATAAGGCTATAAGCGTTTTACACGGCTACTATAAAATTTATAGCTTTTTCTATTGATTTTTTAGTACAGATATGTTATAATAAAATAGGTAAATTATACCATATTTTTAAAGTAAAAGGAAGTGCGATATATTATGAAAAAGGATAAAGTACAATTAAAGAATAATTTTCTGCAAGCCGTCGCAAGTTCAGGACAAAATCAAACAAGGCTAGCGGAAAAGCTAGGAGTAACTAGCGGCGCAATTAATCAAAAAATCAATAATTTTTCGTGGCGTTATATCGACCTGGTTAATCTTTTAGATGATTTAGGTTACGATGTAGTTTGGATTAAACGAGATGGTGGTTCTCAAATCAAATAATGGCATAGAGCGATTTTAAAAAATTGCTGGAGCTGTAAAAACAACAAAAAGCCAGCAACTAATGAATAATAGCATAGTGCTAATTTCAAAAATTGCTGGCAGTATATATTCCCTACTCTATTTTATTATTTTGTCAGATTGACTAGACTTTGCTTATCTCGAACTTCTTTCTTGAACTGTTCGTAGCTTTCAGGTGAAACTTCTTTGAGAACATCATATACGATTTTCAAAGTTTCTTTAACCTTAGCATAGTTAGACAAGTCTTTCTGATATGTAGCAATATCGTTGAGCAAAGATTGTTTTCTTGAAATGTATTGAGCAAGTAAAGCTTGTGGGTCTGTTGAGCTTTTTTTAGCTCCGTCACCTAAAGTAATCATAGCTTCTCTTTCAATACGCTTTTTAAGAATTTCAATCTGATAATCGCAGTCATTGATTAAGCGAATTGTTTCTTCGTATGGATTAACATCTTCACTAGCTTGTACACCAGTTGCAGTCAGGCTATCAGTTGTATCAGCTAAAGAGGTTTGTTTAACTTCAATCATTGGTAATTGCTTTTTATCAGCTCTTAGCCAACGAGATACAGCCATTTCACTAATTGGTTCATCATCAGTAGGAATTTGCTTATTCAAGATTTCAGCAATCTTACGGATAGATTTACCTTGTTGCTGTAATTCACGTACTTGTTGTTCAAATTGATAATCACTAATTTTAGACATAGTATCACGCTCCTGTTTAATATTGTATTTGATTTTTGAATTTTGGTTTTCAATCAGATTTCATAATGGAAAAGGAAATACTGATTTTGTTTTTGATTTTTGTTTTTAAAACTGATTTCATTTTTGGTTTTGGAAAACATACCCTGTTTTAATTTGGTCTAGGTAAACTTACCATAGTATGAAAGGAGTATTTGAATTATGGATTTATACCTGAAACAATATCTTGCGTCGGTTAAGGCTACTAGAGCCACCAATACTTATACCACTTATTGTAATGCCTTTAAAAATTGGTTTTCGGATGGAAAAGTAAATTTGGAATTGGATTTTATCAATAGTAAATTACAACAATGGGATTGTTCAGTAAATACTAAAGCTCTAAGATGTAGGATATTAAAGAAGTTTATTGATTTTTTATCTAACTACATCACCATTGATGGTCTACCAGTTATCTTGCAAGTTTTACAATCAGTAGATACTAAGACTATTGTTCCAGCAGTAGTCAGTAAAGAACAATATCATCGCATCCTATACCATTGTGCACATCTAAGAAGTAAGATAGCTGTATCTTTAATGTTTCAGAATGGTTTAAGAGCTGAAGAAGTTTTGAGTATTAAAACAGCTAATTATAATGCAGATGAAAAATCAATTCTTCTTGTAGATACGAAAAACCATAATGACTATAAAGTTTATATCACAGATGGTTTAGCTAGTATGATTAAAGAATATATAGATTATAACAGCACTTACTTACTACATACTAGAAATAATACACAGATTGGTTATGTAGCTTTTTATAGAGAGATTAAAAATATCTGTATTAAAGCTGGTTATCCTGAATTGCATTGTCATAGCTTTAGGCATGGTTCAGCAGTAACTTTGTTGGATAATAATATTAACCTATTCGTAATTAAAGAACATCTTAGACATAAATCAATCCAATCTACGCAAAGATACTTACATATCAGCCAACAACATAGAGAACAAGTTAGAGATATATTCTCTGCTATATAAGATTAGCCTTGCATTACGCAAGGCTTTTTCTTATTGTTTGATTAACGATAATATGTGTGTTCCGAACCATCGTCAGCTATAACCCTGATAATTCTAGGAAAGCCATCTTCGCCCCATTTTGTAAATGGTTCGTATTTATCAACATATCTGATTTTTAAATTCTTTTTATGAAAATTTTCACATTCAATACAATTAGCCTTCGTGGTATATTCTTTATTGCAATATTCGCAAACATAAATTGCTTTCTCTACCATAATTCTACTTACGCTCCTTTGTTAATCGGTTTAATTCTATGTACATCATATAGCCGTTATCATATGGAGATATACTGGCTACACCGCCACATATTCCATATAAAATACCACGAAGCTTTTCAGTAGAACATTCGCCTGTAATACGATTGTATTTAACTACATTCCATGAAACAATATCACCAATACATAATTCATTATCTTGACTATCTACTGATTTACATGGTTCGCCAGCTTGTAAGATAGTTTCTGCTTTAGTTATCATCTTGCTAATCTTTTTTGTATTCATATCTGATAAATCCTTTCTAAGCCACTGTAAGCTGAAGCTGATGTATTAGCGATAGCATTGTTAATACATTCTTCGATTTTAGCTTTACTAAGCTTTAATACACCAGTTCTATCATTATCAGGGAAAACATCTTTGCGTCTACAATTATTCGTGTCGGTACAGATATTACATTGACAACTGCACAAACCACAAGCCTGTAAGTATTCAGGAATAAGGCAGGTATTTTGTTCTTTTGTACGTTTAGTCCCGAACTTATCTTGCCATTCCTTATCTTTAGGTAAATTCATATAATGTTCAAACGGATAACCTACATTAGTAGATGAACTAGCAAAGTAATTACTAATTTCAGGCGTAAAATAAGATTTAAATTCATCTTTAGATAATCCTAATTCCTGAAGTAATTCATCTACAATTCCCTGAAGTTTCTTTAAGTGATTATTAATTGTAGTATGAGATACACTTAGCTCTTTAGCAGTAGCCAAAGCATTGTTCTTACAGTTAACATAAACCATCAATACATCATAAAATGGTGTAACCGCTATTCTTTTCTTTAGCTCTTTATAAAAGAACTCTATGGTGCATACTCTTTCATTTTCAATATAGATGTATTCAGGATTATATTTGTAGGTTTCGTTTAACTGGTCTGTAAGACGTTTATTACAAGCTCTTTCAATAGCTCTCCAATGATTTCTACTAAGAGAATACTCTTGAAGTTTACTTTGTCTAAGATATTCCATTAATTCATAGTCTAAAGTATTATTCAAGTTATTCACCTAACCAATCAATGTTATCTACATCTACATTTAAAAATTGACTAATCAATGCTTTCATATCATCATCAGGGATAATTCTCCCTCTTTCGATACTATAAAGATAATTCTTGTCAATAAACAATTCACCAGCAAGTTCTTTAGTGCTAATTTTTTGAGCTTTTCTAATTTCTTTAACAGTAAATTTAGTATTACTATCTTTTCTAATAGCAGATTGGATTTTCTCCATATTAAGAGGTTGAGAGGTTGATGTATTATTAGAGCGTTTCGCTGACATTGCACTAAGATACTTCATTCGCAAGAAACAACCTTGCATAGCAATAGTTTTATTGCCAGTACCTACACGGATAGCAATATCTTTGTTAGTTACGAAAGACTTTTCCCAAATAATTTCGTCAGCTTTAAGTTCGGTTTTCATATATTTTTCGGCTTCATATTTACTGCCAGTAACTAAAACTCTGTAATAGTCACCTTTGAAGCGCAGTTTGTATTGATGAACAATGACTTCTTCTACATCAGTTTCTTTTTGTTTCATATGTTTTAATCCTTTCTTTCGCAATATTGAAATAATTCTCGTTCAATTCTAAGCAATCACCTTGTTTAATATAACTTTGCATTTATTTCTCCTTGTTTTGTATAGTGAAGCACTAATCAACTGACTAATGCTCCACCATAAACTTAATTAGTTAAAACATACATCTTCGTAAACCATACCACCATTAAGAGGATTAATAGAAATAATTTTTACATTTTTATTGTCTAGAAATTTTAAAAATTTATGCTGTAAATATTTGGCATTATCTAAACTAATAGGTGTAATGTTCATTGGAATATGCTTGTCTACACCAGTTAAAACAATAAAAACAATATAGTTAAATGAACTTGCTAAATTAATTTTTTTATCAAGATAAATACTTGAAAACAAGTTTAAGTTAAAATACCGAGATTTTCCGCCTAATTCGACTTCTTCGATATATCTCATTTATCTGTACTCCCAATTCCACCCATACGTTCCGTAACAACATTATCGTTATCAACAATCAGATATTTAGCAAACATACCTTGTGCAATAGGCATAATAGGCTGGTCGAAAACAATACTTGCATTAGATACAGCAAAGAAAATATGTCCTTCGTTATCTATATTGTTATAATAATCAGCGTCAATAATAGAAGGTGGATTGGCTTGTCTAATACCTTGTTTAATGCCTTTAGAGCTACGAATTGCCATCAGCAATACTTCATCATCTTGCATATATGCTTTAATGCCAGTAGGAAGTAAGATAGCTTGTTTATCATCAGGCTTATGTACAATAGAGAAGCGTTTACCATCAGTAGAGATATTACTAGCAGACAACCAAGCATCTTGTAAAGTCAAACCTTCTTTTAAAAACTCAAATACCAAAGGATGAATTACAGAAACATCATAACCAGCAGATGATTTAGTTTTTCTTTCAGGTAAGATAAGAGCTTTAGTTGTTTTATCAGTATTGTTCAAATCAGAAATAAGTTCAAACCCACGAATTTTATTCATTATTACACCTCTGCCTTTACTACTTTATTATGGTCTACATAAGTTCTGCGTTCATAACGATTAGCAAACATATACTTAATCGCTACTTTCTGTGGACAGATTTTATACAAGTAACCAATATGCAGTTTATTGTTCATACAAAACAGAACTCTATCATCTTTGCCAATAAAATTACCATTAATATCTTTGATATATAACATTACTATTCTTCCTCTCTGATAAGTTTAATCACTTCATAACTAAATTTATAAATCATATATGAACCTGTACTGCGTTTTTGTTTGAAATAAACTTTGTCGCTTTTTACTTTTTTATGTTGGTTTACTACCTGCTTTACATCTTTCTCTATATTCTCAATAACAGATACATCGAAACAGCTACCATACTTTTTAGTGTGAAAGATAATTTCGTCACCAATATGTAAGGTATTGCCAACCATATCAATACAAGTCAAATCATTCATTACACAAACACCCAAACTTTAATCGCTTTAACTACTTGACGGACTTCAGAAATAAAACATCTAGTATAATCGTTCTCTTGATATTCTGTTAATCCTGTATCATAATTAACGCCATAAATCTTATCTTTGTAAGGGAGAATTATAACACAACGTCTAGTCCAACGTCTTGTTTTCCCCTCTACTTCATCAATCTCATTATCCTCGGCGTAGCTAACAACCATTTTCCACTGTTCTTCGGTAAGTTTTTCTTTATTAATGGCTTTATCAAGTAATTCTTCGATAGTTAATTCATTCATGTGTAATCAGCTCCTTTGCGTATGGTAATGTTTTAATCCAATCACAGAATACGTGCCACTCTTGACTACGATGTGTTTTTCTTTGTGAATAGATTGTTTTTAACTGAAGATAGTTAGTAGTCAGTCTAGCAGTCAAATTTAATCCCATTGGTACATTTTTCAAAACATCATCGATAGAACATTCGTTACTCTGATACAGGTCGATATATTCTTTAAGATTTTTCAGTGCTTCATAACTTACGCTATTATCAACTTGCTTATCTAAATCAAATTTTGTGATACAGTGCATTTTGGAGTTTGAGCTTACAAAATCAATGAAGTGGTATCTTTGAAGTTGTTGCCAAAAGTATTGTGGAGCTGTTACGTCCATTTGAACGATTGCACCCTTTAACGCACAATCATGTCCGCTACCAGCTTTAGCTTTAGATAACTTCATAAAGCGTTTAAAGTGTTTATTTTCTTCAAAGATGTTTTTATTTTCGTATTTACATTCACCTTGTTGAGTAAACATATCTACTACTTCTTTTTTAAATTCTTCTTCTGTATATGGCTTAGAAAGCATAGGATAACCACTAGCTAAAATACTTTCTTCTAAACCATAAACTCTAGTATTCGTTACTTGCATAATTGTATCTCCCTTTAAATTGAAAAGTCTTTTCTTCTTCTGTCATATAAGGCAGAAATTCTTCGTAATATCTGTATGTAGAAGATTTTCTATCATCGTGAAGCTGTTTGTCTTTTTCTAAACAGTAATCTTGATAGCTATAATGAGCATATATACTAGGCTGATTACACCAGCTTGCAAGGTTAATATAAGTACCTTTAAATGGACTTTCTTTGTACTTTGCAAATCTCATAATATAAGGCTTGCAACCATAATTAGCTAATATTTTGATACGCTCAAATACTGAATGAATATCTTTTATCCAAAACTCTTTATCGTATTTATTATCTCTATCAAATCCGCATAAAACATAGAATTTTATATTCTTTTTAGTTGGAAAGAAAATACGTAACAGATTCAGTTTTGAGATAATAATATTTTTGTCAGCCAAGTTATCAAAAGCAAAGATTAAATCACCATCAAGCTTACAATTTCTTAAACATTCTAGTTTTTCGTGAGTAAGTAAGCGTTCGTCTAATCCTTGCTTAAACTGAAATGGCTTACCAATCTGTATTAGCTTTTCTAATACCCATTGCCATTGTTTAGCACCCAAAACATTATCGTCTAATAGACAAATCTTCTTTCTGTCTTTATCTACCCAGTCAACAATATTAGAATGTAAAGTCACGTACTCTGAATTTTGGTTGACGCAGAATGGGCATTTTCTAAAGCAACCTCTAGTAGCAAAACCGATAGAATAATCAAGATAGTATTTGTATTTATCTCTACTCTGTCCTTCAGATAGTTTTTGTTTTACATATTCGTCATATAGGTGATAGTCAGGTTTAATCTGTTCTATTTCAAACATAAGTGGAACAGCTTTATCATAAAAGAAACCAGTACCACCATATATAACATTAGACATTTTCAAAACTTCGTCAGGAACAGGTGTATCTGTAAATACTTTAGCTACATATACTCTGTCATATTCTGTAAGGTGATAATATTGAGTTAAAAACTTTACTTTATCACCTTTTTTCTTGTGCCACGCAGATAACTTCATACATACAAGGTTAGGAAAGTAATGTTTCTTTCTACCAATTAAATCAGCGTCAATAATTCCTATTTTCATTAATCTTCCTCGTAAGATTGTCCATCTAAGGAACACGGAACATCGTATTCTTTAGCAACTTTAGGTAAGTTTTGCAGTGCTTCTTTAGCTGTACGATATATCCATCCTTTATCAAGTAAAGCATAATTGGAAGGAGAACCTATCCATGCTCGTGTAAATGAGCAAACAACCCATTTCCCATAAATTAAATCGAAAGTATAGAAAGTATCGCCCACTTTCGGTTTCCACGGCAATTTGATAACTTTAGCATTACCATTAAGAAGTTGTTTTAGACAGAGCAAGCTTTCGCCCCAAGTAACGTATTGATTTTCATCATCACCTTCTACAACTCTTTCCCAAAGGCTATCATCACTAAACTTAAATATCCTATTGCCATATTTATCAATCTTAAATTTTTCATTAAGAGTTACCCCTAACATTTCAGCTATTTTGGGTATCAAATTTTCGTTCATTTCTTTATCTCCTTTCGTATATCTTGAAAACTCATTAATCCAAAACAACATGGTTATTATTACAGCACCACAAAATGTACCAATAATTAAGGCTACTAAAAAATCATACATACAAAATTACTGTTCATACTTTGCACCTGCTTCTGTTGCGATAGATGGTAATGCTTCACGAGCTTCATCTTCTGTTTTGAATATCCACCCAGCTTTAAAAAGTGCATTGTCAACAACATCGTTATCCCATAATATACCAGTAACCACCCACGTTTCATCTTTTTGCCGATAGTAAAATGAATAGTACGTTTCATCAACTTTTGGTTTCCACGGTAATTTAATAATTTCTATATTGCCAGCTAATAAATCTGTAAAAATAGTTGATGAAAGTTGTTCCCACCATTTAGAACCATCAAATTCATCTATAAATTGTTTTTCTAATCCAGTTTTGGTAATTCGGAAAATATCATCGTTATAGACATTAATTTTAAATTCTTCTTCAATATCTACGCCTAGCGTCTTACAGATTACAGGAATTAAGTTTCTGTTCATTTTTCACCTTATCTTGCGCAATTAATCAGTACATCAAATCTACGCTTTTTAACAATCTTTTCGCTGTCAAGCCACACTTCAGAAATATCTCCATCTTCATCATAGCACTCAACATTGATTTCATAGTCCTCGCAGTCATTAGCTTTTGCCCATTCGTAAAGCTCTTTAATTGTCATTGTTATCACTCCTTTCTTGCATTAATTTATATGCCATATAAAGCATAAGATAAGCGATTGAATAACCGATAATCGGCGATAAGATTACACCAGTTGTAAGAGCTTCACAGCCAGCTAATCTAGCAACTAACATAGAGATAGTTGTAATAATACATAAGATTTCAATAACCATTTAAAACACCTATTTATTCAAATCATAAGTGTTTTCCAAACTAACGATAATATCTTTGTTCTCCATGATTTTGTATGACATACGAGAATTACAATCACGCAAGATACTTACACGCTTTTTAGCTACACTCTTTTCAAAGTCATATGCTTTCAAAGAAGCCTGATACAAACCATTGGAAACTTTAGTTAAGACAGTATTTACAAGTTTAAGCATTAGCATTACCAGCTTTCTCAATATATTTCTTGTTAAAAGATTTAGCTTTCTCTAACATACGTTGCCACCATTCAAAAGGTTTATTTCTACGCAAATCAATCTGTTTTTCGTCGAGATGAGCAAAGATATTATAGAGTTCATAAGGTTTTACTTTAGGTGTCCATGTTTTAGAATGAATACGTTTTTTCATTATCTGTTTCTCCTATCTGTTTTTAAATTAATTTCGGATAAAGAAGGGTACAGAAATAGCACCCTTCTCATATCAGGGCAATATATTTAATTAGTTAATCGCACTTACTCCAACCGCAATTAGAGCAATAATAGCAACGTCCTTCGGCAATCAATGTATTTTTACCACATTCAGGACAGTTAGCAAGTTTAGGTTTGTCAGTAGATACTTTAACCATTTTAATTTCAGTAGGCACTTTTTCTACTTCTGTAAACTCAACTTTTTGTTTATCATCAAGTTTTGCTTTACCACCATTAAGTGATTTACGCATTTCAATTAAAGCACTTGCAATACAACTTGCACAAGATTTATTTACGGTCAAATCACCTTTGCGTTTCTGATTAGCGCAAGCAGGACATAAAGCAGAATTAAGATTTTTAATAACTTCATCTACTTTAATACCGCTACGCAGACACAAACTTGTAAGTCTAGTAATTGTAGCAATATTAGCCTGACAACCTTTATCAGCTCCGACAAATACTTCAAACAACTCACCATCTTTGATGTTTACAGTTACATAGAACTTAGGTACACAAGCTGTATGATACAGGAATGTTCTGCCCCATAATGAAGTTTGTGGATTACGTTTATTTGGCATAATGCTATCTAAAACAGGTGTATTAGATACAACTTCAATAGAGTTATTTTTATCTTCTATGGCTTTAGTATTTTCATCTAAAGATACATCTTGCTTATTATCTCTAGTTTTACCATGATTTTTACCTAAAATACTGATACGCTCACAGTTATCTCTAAATACTGTAATACCTTTACAGCCTTTTTGCCAAGCGTATAAGTATAAGTTAAAGATAAGGATTGGACTAACACTTTCTTTAAGATTGATTGTACTAGAGATAGCATTATCAACGTATTTTTGCATAACAGCTTGCATATCAACTCTATCGTATGGAGATACATCATAAGTATTAACTACCCACGGAAACATTTCTTTAATTTCCTTTTCGGTAATATCTTTGCCTAAAACCATATCTTTGCACATTGCACTAGATTTTAGCATATGCTCTACTGCCAACATAGAGATAGTAAACTTCTTATGTTCTTTTTCAAGTTGATGTGTAGTACGCTCATAACATACTTGATAATAAGGTTCTACACCGCCACTTTCTCTAAACAACATTGCAATACTGCCAGTAGGAGCGATAGACAAGATTGTACCATTAGCCAAACCATATTTAGAAAGTTTGTTGATAAGCTCTGCTTCAGCACCTTTTTCAGCCATATTATAGATTTCAGCATAGTTTTTGATTAATGCCTGTACATATTTTGACTTAACAGTTTTTTGCCAATCAAATTTATCAAAAGTACCATTTTTTCTAGCATTTTCAATACTAGCTTCAAAGGTGTATACTTGCATATGCTTCATAACATCTTCGATAACCTTAATGCTATCTTTACTGCCATATGGAATACCTAATGCAACCAACATATCAGCTACTCCAAATACACCAATACCGATAGAACGCCAGTTATCAATACATTTTCTATTTTCTTCTAATGGCTGTGTATCATAACCATAATCAAGAACATAGTTTGCCATATGTACAGCGTTAGTTACTGTCTGTTTAAAGCGTTCAAAATCAAATTCAGCATTACGAGTAAATGGATTTTTTACAAAGTTATAAAGATTAACACTGGAAAGATTACATGAATTATATTCATTGCCACAAAACTCCGCACAAGGATTAGTTACGTCAATCTTATAATCTTTATATTCACTAAGCATATTCCAATTACGAACTGTATCAATAAAGAGTGCACCAGGTTCAGCAAATCCATGTTGAGCTTCAGCAAACTTTGTGAAGAACTCACCAGCATTGATAGTTTTAGTAATTTCTTCGCCAGTAGCTTTTACCTTAAAGTAAAGCTGAATATCTTTATTGCCTTTAACAGCTTGTATAAATTCATCAGTGAACTTAATAGAAATGTTAGCACCCTGAACTTTATCATTATTTTGTTTGATAGTCAGAAAATCTTCAATATCAGGATGATTACAATCCATAGCGATAAGAATTGCACCTCGCCTGTTTTGTTGAGCAATCAATTCGCCAACCGAACTAAACAAATTCATAAAGCTAACAGCACCGCTAGAAGTTCTCGCTACATTCTTAACTTTAGCGTTTTTAGGTCTAAGGTTAGAAATATCTACGCCACAACCACCGCCATAAGAAAAGATACGTGCCATTTCTTTCGATACATCAAAGATACTTTCTAAATTATCTTCAGGCTTAGGAAGAATATAACAATTACTCATAGATGATTTAAATTTACCTTTAGCACCAGCACCATAAAGACTTCTGCCAGCTAAGATAAAATCACCGCTATATAAGCTGTTTTTCATAAACTTCATTACTTCATCGTCATATTCAGGAACAATACTTGCTACACGATTAACAAACATATCGAAGGCAATATCTTCGTTCTCTGTACCACCTTTATTAAAAACTTCCAGTTCTTCATCGTGATAATATTTTTTAGTCAAAATGTTTTTGGCGATATAATCTCTCCACCAAAAATCAAATTTATTGACATTAAAATTTTTAGCATAATCAATTTGAGTTTTCATGCGTTCAATAGGTGTATTCAATGTATTATCTCCTTAGTCTTTAAATCTATCTAAAGCAAAATCACCAAGAGCTTTATCACCATATGCTCTAGAAATTGCTAAAAGCAAACCAGTTCTAAGATTAAATACATCTTCGTTATCACAAACAGCTACGCCAACATATTCATTATTACCAACTTTATCCATATATTTCACACGATTACCTTTTACTTTCACAGTAATTTCATGTTTGTTAAGGCAATGATTAGTCTTTACGGCTTTAAGAGAAGCGGAATGAGCTAATACAGTTTCATGTGTATCAAGAGTAGAGCACACACAATCAAGAGGAATACTATGGTCTTTATGATAAGGAATGGGTGTATCTAAATAACTAATAAACATAAGATTAGTATTCAATGCAAGAGAAGGTTTTTTATCGTCAGCACAAACAGATTTATAATAATTTACCAAATCACCATATTTAAAACCAATAGGCTTATTCATGTAGTTTTCACCTCTTTTTTTATCATCACCAAAATCGCCATCAATAGTATTACCAAGTTTCTCTAAGAAATAGTCAGCAAGGTCTTGAACAATAGTAATATGCTCACCTTTATATTCGCCACTAATTACTGTGCAATTATAGTATTGTGGAACGATAGAACGGATAGCAATTTGATTACCCTTTTGGAAAGTTATATTAATAGAACCTTTAGCTTTCTCATTACGATAAACAGTTAAGCGCATAGAGTGCGGAAATTCTAATACATCCCCTACATCATATTTAGAAACCAACTTAACTTTATCAATATCATCTTTAGTAATGACATACATAGTAACTTTTCCACTAGGACTAAATACATCTTCTTTTACACCAATATTACCATTACTCAACTTACCTACTACTTCTAGTTTCGTACCTTTTTTAACATAATCATCACAAGTATTAGTCAGTTTAATAGTATCGGTAGTAATGAGCATATCGCCTTTTCTCAATTTATCAAAGTTCATATTCAATCTCCTTATTGGCAGACATTTTCTACAATCATTTTCAGTTGACGGATTTCTTTACCTTCTTTATTAGTATAGCTATCTTCAGCAAGTCGACCAGTTACAAGGACTTTAGCCTTTTTGCCGAAAGCAGATACAGCTTCAATAACTTCATCGTCAAAAGTAGTGCAGTTGATGAAAGCGTATTTAGTTTTATTTTCTTTATTCTTACCATTACTAAAGCTCAAAGAGAAGTTCATCAGAGAACCAGCTTTAGTAGCTTTAGTGTCACCAATATTTCCAATATAACCAGCAATAACAACTTGATTTAAAAATTTCATTTGTGCATACCTCTTTCTTTAATTAACTTGTTTATAATTTTATTATCTATACAGAACAGAAAATCTTTATATCGACTAGAGTTATCATCAGGACTAATCAAACTAACTATTTGAGCATTATCTTGATTAAAAAAATCATGTAACAGCTTGTTATTCTTATCTTCAATTACTTCATACGGCTGATTGAATTTTCCATCTAGCATATTCTTGAAGTCTGTTTGATTAACTATCGTACAAAAGTCTTTGATGATTAGTGGTTTATCGCCTGTTTTCTCATAGTATTTTTTAAACACTTTATACTGACGTTTTTTGTTTTCAATGCGAATAACTTCACCTTTAATCAAATCTTCTGTGTAAAAGTCACTAATGAATAAATCCTTATCTTGTTTAGATAATCTGTTTGTAACCTGTTTCAAACTACCACTAGCGATAGTTTGGTGAATATTAATATTCCAAGATTGGAATAGTTTAAGCAACTTCTGTTCAGCATATCTGCCAGTATTGCGGTTTCTTTTGCCTAGAGTACGTTTCTTTAACGTCTTTTTCATCTTGCAATTTCTGACAGTACACTGATTACAAATACAAGGCATTAGGCTTTAACTGTTTCTTTTTTCTTCTTAAAGAAGTTCCAGCAACAACCAATCTCTTTAGGGCAATAGCTACCTTGTTTAGTTTTATCTGTTTTGTTCATATACATACCTTCTTTCTTGTTATTTAACTTTTCTGTAAAACGCAAATGATTTTGTGTTTCTTTCAATTCCAATCGCCTTCCTTAAATCTTCTAATTGATACTCTAATTCATTAATGCTACCATTGTTATAAATTACAAACGTAGCATTATCTCTACAATAATTACAAAAGCCTTTATACTCTCTATAATTCCAATCTTGTTTAACAATGCCTTGTTTGGAATTATATAAGTGTCGGTATTCGCTAATATCAGTTGTATCTACCCATATAATAATAGGGTTTTTAACAAAGGATAATTCCTCTTTTGACATAGCGTGACTAAAAACATACTTGTACGAAGGACGTTCAATCATTCTTTGTCTGACGTAGATTTTACGCCAATTTGGATTGAACTCACACATACTTCGCCAAATAACTGTTTTCAATTTGGCAGGAGAACAGTTTTCGTCTAACAGCTTTTGCCATTCCCACATTTTTTGAGCCGCTATAAATTCAGGAATACCGATACTTCGATAAAGATATTCAGCATTTTTAAGAATAACAGAACTTCTTACCGCCATTCTCATTTGTCCCTTATGTTGATTGATTGTTTGAAAGTCATTATACATATCGTCAATCAGATAATTCATATCAATATACTTAAATCCTTTCCAATCACCATACATCATACGTGCTATTAATCCAGCTCCACTAAAAGGTTTGCCGACAACAAAGAAATTCAATTCTTTATATTTGTCTACGTAGTTTTCTTTCACTTTTTATGCTCCATATATTTCTCCTTATAATACGGACAGAACTCATTAACTCCACAATATTCCTTGCATTTTAAATCATTCCATCTGTTTTTACACAAAGGTGGTAATGTATCAGTTTCTAAAGCTTTCATCAACTTATCGTATTTAGCTTTCATATACATTCTAATCCAATGTTCAGAAATACCATTTAACCTAACAACATAGCTCATTCTGTCTAAACCATAACCTTTGGCAGTTTTATCTAAACCACCTCTGACAAGCATTTGAACTTTAATGTCTTTGACTTCTAAACCATGCTGTTTCATTAAAATCTTATAATACGATAGCTGTTTGCTAATCTCTAATACATCTTTTACACCGCCATCTTGAAATTCCTGTACCCATTTTGGTTTGCCTTTATTAACGCCACGAACGTATACACCTTTATTTACCCATCTAGGACGTTTACCTAAAGCCATAGCAATTCGATAAGCTCCAAAGAATTTAAAGTCAATTAAGGTTTTGTTTTTCATATCGTAAGCGTCAAACTGTCCTGACGTAATATCATCCTCTAGCCTAACTTCTGAAAGAAAACCATTTGGAACATTGCCTTCCATTAAACTATGACTATTTGTACCAATCATACTAGCAATAGCATTTTGCGGATTAATAGTATAATCATGTTTAATTTCTAAGTAAGTTTGCCTAGTATCTTTTAGCAGTTGTGTTACTGAAGGTTTACCATACCAAGCTCTTGTTTTCCCAACAGCCTTTAAAACAGGTAACAGCATACATCTTTCTTTCATACGGCAATCTTTATAGCACTCACTAATCTCTATTTTATTGCCGTCAAGACATTTAAAATATTTAGCTGGCATTATCCATTCTCCACACTTAAATCCATCAATCTTCCTTCTTGCTGATTATATTTAAGCTCAAACTCTCTAGCATACGTCCCTCGACGTGCTTTACCAATCGCTACACATACGTGTCCTTGTAGCTTTTCTCTTTCGTCTAAATCTAATTTGGGATTTTCTGCTGGTGTCCATGCTAAAGCAACATAATCGCCTGAAGCTTCCATATCACCTGTACCTTTTAGCATTTTAAGAGTAGGTTTAACAAAGTTATCACCTGTTCTATTTAGCTGACTAAGGATAAAGAATACTACATTATGATTTTTAGCAATTACTTTAGTGTACTTTGCACCTGCTGACATTTCTTCAAATGTGTTCATATTAAGATATTGGAAATAATCAAGAATTACATAGTCTACTTGCCCTTGTTGGATAATTCTTGTATTTGCTAAGATTATGTATTTTTCAACATCTTTGATAGTCAAATTAGATTTATCTACAACATATAATCGTTCTTGAAGTTTTTCCTTAATTTTTTGCAAGATAATAGCTTGTTGTCCGTCTTTTGCCATTTCTTCTACTTCTTTAGTAGATTTCTTTAATATTCTAGCTATAAGACGTTCATATAAACTTCCTGCTGACATTTCAAGAGAGAAGAACAATACATTCTTTTTTAATCTGATAGCATTATGCAAGGCAACTTCACAAGCTATCATTGTTTTGTATGTTCCACTATATCCTGCCCAAAACACAACATCAGTAGGTCTTAATTTCATAGCACTGTCAATACTAGGAAAACCAATTCCTAATCCTTCTGTATTTATAAGGTCGAAATAGTCAGCTACACATTTATCAGTGTCTTTAAAATCAGCTACCATTTCATCATCAAGAAAATCAATGGTAGTAATCTCTTTAACATCACTAACTGGTTTATCCCATCTCTTAGCTAAATACTCTACAATTTCAGCTTTAATCAATGGATTTTTAACCATCTTAATTTTTTCAGTAGCTACACTAAACTCTGACGTTTTATCAAAACATTCATCTAATGATTGTTTGATAGCTTTTAGAGCAATCGGTTCACTAGGTAAATCAGGAATACTTTCATCAGCTAATAACACTTCGTTAAAGTCTTTTCTATCTTTAGGATAACAAACAACTCTAACATCTAGTTTCGGAGCTAGTTCGTTGAATTTTTCCCATGTGCGCTGTATCTTAGATTGTCCAACATCGTCATTGTCAGGAGCATACATTATAACAACATTCGGAACGTGTAATAACATTTCCCTTATTTCATTAATTTGTCCTTTTGTAAGCTCACTACCACAATAAGCAACGCAAGCACAACCTTGTTGATAAGCACTCATTGCGTCAATATAGCCTTCACAGATATACAAACGCTGAAAGTTTTTTAATTGTCTTTTAGCTCTGTAAGCGTTAAACAAGAACTCGCCTTTTTCGTAAAGCTCATTGTTTTTACTATTAACATACTTAGGTAAACAATCTAAATATCGTTTACAGAAAGCTACTATCCTACCATTTTTATCATGTAATGGAATGACGATAGATTTACCTTTGCGATTATTATCATAACCAAGATAAAAGTTATCAATGGTTTCATCAGTTAATCCACGTTCATCGTGAAGATAATCACGAATTACGTCTAACTGACGATAATGTTTGTCAGCAATACTTTGATTTTTTTCAAAGATAGTTTTCTCTCTTTGCCATTCATCATCTTTTCCCAAGTCGATATTAGCTTTTTGAGCAAGCATTTCTACTGCTTCAATATAACCAATACCTTCCTGTTCACTGACAAAGTTAATAATATTGCCACCCTTACCGCAAGCAAAGCAATAGTAATTTCTATCGTTATAAATCGTAAATGAGCTTTCATTATTGCCTTCATGTAAAGGACAACAACCACGATAAGTATTACCTACTCTTTTTAAGTTGGTAGTTTGGCTGACATAATCAACCAAATCTACACTAGCTATAATTGTTTCAACTGCTGTACTACTCATAACAGTTCACCTAATAAGTCATCATTATATGCTGTAATATTTTGAGCTTTAATTTTAGCCTTTTCTGCTTTAGATTTTTCATCTTCAGCATATTTCCTAGCTTTTTCAAGACAATCAATCACAGTCATATTTTGTGGTGTAATGATTACTAAGTATTTGTAGATTTTATACAAATCACTATTACCAAAGTAATCAATAACCATATTACGAACATAGTTATAAGCACCATAGTTAAATTTCCCATGTTGATAAAGTACACCTTGCCAACATTTTTTAAAGTACATACTAGCTATCGCATTTACTTTCTGTTGAGTTGTTTTTTCCTCGAACTCTTTTAGTAGTTGCGATTGATACGTGCTTTTTATCAATCTCGAACTCTGCTCCAAAATTATCCTCTCTTTTCAATTTAGCGTATTTATTCTTTTTGAGTTCAGAAATAGTTGCTTTATCAGATGAATAGATATTAGCTAAGTCACTAACCTTTTCTATTCGGATAATAGTTTCTCTTTCTTCGTCAAATCGAATTTTCTTTGACGGCAGCTTTTCACGAACCACCCTCTGTCTAGGCATTACAACCCAAGCTCCTGCTTACAGGCGTTACAGTAGGGCTGTTGTTCGCCAGCTCTGCCAGCTTGAAAGATGATATGTTTTTTACCAGCTTCAGTAGAACTCATTTCACCCAAAGTTTTACCAGCAAAAGCACCTGACTTCATAACATAATCTCGCCAATTAACAGAGCCTTGTACTTCACCATTACTGTTCTTATTGATTGGTGGATTTTTATATCCTGCTGTTGGGATAATATCAGGGTCGGTATCGTTATCACTAGGAATTTGGAAAAGCTGTTTCATCATATATTTGAAACAACCTGTTTCAGCTTTATAAATTCTTTTGTCACCATTGTCCTGTCCCATTCCACCCATTTCGCAAGTTTCAAATTCGCCATTATCAACATCAATAATCATATACTCCTGAATGGTAGTAATAATACTTCCTGTATCGCTGATAATATTGAATTTTTTAGGAATAATAATCAATCCAACTTGTTCACAAGCATTACGAACAGCAAGTTCAATATCTTCAGCTTTCTGATAGTTGTAATTTGTTTGTTTAAAGCTAACCTTGCCATCCTTTTTGACTACACCTACTAGCTCTCTTGCTTTAGCAATTTTTTGCCAAAGATTAAGGAGTTTAGTTGATGTATTTTGCTCATCTACCTGTTCTTGTTCTACATTATCTTGTCTTTCTTCGTCCATGTTTATCTCCTTTGTTATTATCCGTTTTTAAAACGGATACGGATTTATTTAGTCAAAAAATAAGGATTAATAGCCTTAAAAGAGATACGTTCGCCATATTGCGACATTTCTCTATTATGCTTTAATCGGAAAACTACACCTTCTCTTTCCTGTTCAGGATTGAGAACAGATTTACCTACACTGTATTCAACTAACTTATCAATATCGTTAGCCATAATGAAGTTATCATCAACGATTGGAACTGTTTTCATTGTAAGATATGAAGCAATATTTCCTAATGTCCAACCATTAAATTCTTCCTGTTCTTCATCGTCAGCAAAGAAACCAATATCTTTCTGTCTGTCGATATTAAAGAAGTTAAATAGATAACATTCATATTCAGTTTCCTTATATTTATTGCCCTGAATACCAACTCCTATAATTTCGCCCTGAATAGCGAAGTCAAAATCCACGACTAACTCACGTAAACGCTCAAATTTTTCTTTAAGCTTGTATTTTTTGGTAATCGCAGAATACGGGCTATCAACTTCTAAGTCAACTTCCATATTCCTAGAGCAAATACCGAACTTACCATCCCTGATAAAAGCGGTAAAGCTTGTTCCATCTACTTTTTCAGTAGCTACAAAGACTTTGCCTTGCGCTACATCTAATTGTTTTTGAAGAACCTGTACTCTTGTTTCGTCAGTCTTATGAATAAAGGGTGGGAACGTACTCTTTCTGAAAGCTTTACTAGCTTTATAAAACTCAATTATTTCATCTTCCTTTTTCTCTATTCCCAAAACTTCAGTAACATCAGTACCTTCTTCAATATCATCATTAGTATGCAGAACGCTTAATGGCATAATCAAACCCTGACTAAATACTCCACGTATTTTCTTTGTCTTAATCGGTTTAATCTTACCTTTGCTGTTTTTGAGAAAGTCAAAATCAGGATTATCTGCAGGTGGAATACTATCAATTTCTAGGTATACAACCTTGTCACCTATTTTAAATTCACCTTTCTTGACTACACAATGCCAGCCTAAGACAGTTGCCATTTCAATGCTATCAGCGTTTTCAATGCCCTCTAGCTTTTTAATAAGCTGTACAGACGCTAACTTTCGCTCTATTATATCACTCCTATTCTTTTACAATGTTAACAAACTCAATGGTATCATCGTTATAGTTGCGTTTAAATCTAGCGATACATTCTGTCACTTCCTCTCCAATTTGATTTTCTTTAATGTCCTCTATATGAAGGATTAAAGAATTTTCTTTGCCTAATACACTAATTTTTATTGCCATCAGTTTTCAATCTCCTTTCCTGTTGACATATATAATTATATCACAGTATATTAGATACGTCAATACAGATTTTCGGATTTTTTATAAATTTTTTCGGATTTTTCTCGTTTTATACTGTACGCTTGTTTGCTTTATATTATATATGCCGTTTAGTTGTTTGTCAATCCCTTAATTATAATATTTTTCATGATTTACGGATTAAGATAAGTGTGATATAATATAGACAAGGGACATTTAAACATTGAAGGAGGTTAATATGAATAATAAGATGAAAATTGAAGTAAACGGCAAACAGTACACATTCAGATTTAATAGCTCAAAGCTACAATTTGAATGTAACTATGGCTACAAAGATAACTTCGGGCAAAGACAAAGCCGAATTATCAAAGGCAAAAGTGTTGATGAACTAACAGAAAATCTAAAGTCTACTATTAGAAAGATTGAAGATAATAATGTTCTGAAAGAAACAGTGACTTTAAAGAATTTCTTTGAGTTCTACATTACCAACATAGCTCCAATTAAGAACAGGAAAAGCACTATCAATAATAAAATCAATACCATAAAGAATATTCCTTCACATATTTGGGAAAGCAGATTGTGTGATATTACTACTATCCAATTACAGCTAATGTTTACTTCATTGCAAGATAAATATAGTCAAAACACTATCGCATCTCTACATGAAGTTTTAAGCACAGTTCTTAACCAAGCAGTCAGATATAAGATTATTACAACTAACCCATTGAAAGACTGTCCAGTAAAATCTTTTAAAAACGGAAAGAAGAATTATATCTCTTTAGAAGAAACGAAAACATTACTTACCTTTCTAAAAACTACCAAACAATACAATCATTATTACCTACCTGTTCTATTCTTAGCTTTTACTGGTTGCCGAATTGGCGAATGTTTAGGTTTACAGAAAGACGCTTTAGATATAAAGAACAATACTGTAAAAATTAAAAGTCAAGTATCTGCAGGAGTTTTCTATAATGTATTGAAAACAGATAGTAGCTTTAGAACAATCAAAGTTCCAGCATTTGTAATGCAAGAAATTTCTTCTAACCTTACTGATAGTGATTTTGTTTTCACTAATTCAAAGGGAAATTGTATAGGATATGCCGCTTTTAGATTAGCTATGAAAAACATATTCAAAAAATGTGGATTGGAATATCGTTCATTTAAGCAATTTAGAAATAGCTATGTCAAGACTGCTGTTTTAAATGGTGTCCCTTTAAAAGTTATCCAAAACATACTAGGACATAACAAACTATCTACTACTGCTGATATTTATGGTGAGCTTGAAAGCGAGGATACTTTCTATGTAGCGAATAAAATGGAGCAAGCGTATAGAACTGCATAAATAACAGTTTTTCTTGAATATTGATACATTAATAAAACATTTTTTAAAACATTTTCAAATGCTGTTGCTGATATACTTTCGCCCATATACACTGTAATGCTTTTAATTTAGTATATAGTTTAACAAAACTATACAATAAATCCACTTATAGTAAGCGTTCTACCCATATAGTGTATATAAATTAGCACTATACAAACACTATATATTATAGTATAA